GGAAGAGTTAATGTTTGCCCCTCTGCGGCAACGACAATTACTCCGCCAAAGTCCTCTTTCTGGATGGTCGTTTTCGTCCCAAAGTTGGAAACGGAGGAATACTCAAATCCTCTTTCTTTTAAACCAAGGTTTTTAATAAAGGTTTCCACGTTATTGATATCGGACCCGTTAGCCTTTTGGCTCATCATTCCGCTGAGCGATTTTGCGACATTTGCAGCAAAGTCAGGATCTCCACCAAGCGCTTTGGCTAATAGGCCCAACGTGTTCAAATTATCGGGTGCGTTATCCACCAGGTTAGTGAACATTGTGTTCGCTGCTAAAGTGCTCAGACCTCCTAAGTTCGTTAGGGATACTGCGGCGTCATCGACATCACCCAGGTTCTGATTTTTTCGAAGATACTGAGGTAAGGGATCTTGTTGTCGCGAAAGAGTGTTAATCACGTCCTGAACTGAGGCACCCAAAGTCGCAATTTGCCGGTCATCGGCATGAAGCATTTCAGTCGTAACCTGAATTGCATCAGCCGGTACAACTGCGGTGCAGATAATCACCTGACCTTTTTTATAATCAGCCCGTGAAATGGCTTTAATCTCAGCCGCTTTTACAGGGCTATTGGGCGAAACCTGATCTGTTATGGTCCCAAAGCTAAATGCGACTTCCAGAACGATAAGTGACTCTTTACCGGCTGGCACGGCCACCATCACGGTTTTCATTTGGTTGGCGGTCAGGCACATCATTTCATGCTCGGAGAGTGCGGAGCCTCGTTCATTCTCCGCGCCGATGCAAACGGACAGACCTTCGCCTGGCTCGAAATCAAAACCGTTATAGATGCCGTGAGGTAGGACGCCGAAGAACTTGCGATTCAAAGCCTCGCTCGTAAAGGACTCGTAATATTGCATATCAGCAATGAGAGAGCGTTCCTTGAGATTCACCCCAGAGGTGACTGTTTTAATATTGCTCATTACTACCCCAGATTAGTTTCAATCACAGCTTCAACGACGAAAGAAAGGTCTTTATGCAACGTCATGTATTTGCAAATGAGGACGGCCACCAGCAGCCCAGCTTCATCGAGTATTCCCAATGTCGTGAAAGCATGATCTTCATCACCCGCGCTGGAGCTGGGATAAACTGCACGCAGAGTTATACGGCCAGCTGCATAGTTGGTAATAAGTTCGCAGGTTGCGAAGGGAGAGATAATGTCGGCGAGATCGGCATCCATTGGGATGTCCTGCAACTCCCACTTACCCGTAATGGGGTTTTGCGTGACGAAGTTGCTGGTTCCGAAAATGGCGGTTTTGATTTCAAATCGCTCACCCAGGCCAATAGAGGACTCGGCGCGGCGATCGTAGTAGCGTCGGAGAAGTTTGCCCGTCGCATGATCTGAAGTTAGTGCTTCCATAATTCCCGTTAAACCGGACTCGCGCAGTCAAGCTAATGGGAGAATTCGTTACGCTGCGGACTCACCTTTCGGAATGCCAAATGTCATGAGCATTGCATCAGCGTCAAAGCTGGCTGTGGCCTCTTCTCCTGCGTTCAATGTAGCAGCGACTGCCCTCATGCCCGTAATGCTCTCAGCGGCTCCCTGAGCAGCTGTGACAGCGCTCTGAATGGTTTCGAGAGATGACGTTATGGTTTCAGCTTTTGAAGTGATATCGGCCTGAATAACTTTCATTTCAGCCAGGCAAGCCTGGATCTCTTCCAGCGCCGGCGAACCATCTCCGGGCAGCTCACCTAATTGTCTTTTGAGAACGTATTGCGGGTGTGGGTCTTCTTTCTGGTTGTGCTCGCGCATTTCAAGCGATGGATTCGACATAACTGTTTCCCTGAATGTGTATTTGCCTGGCATTGTTTCTGAACTCATCCGTTTGGATCAATGGCAGGAAACAGATGTCTGTCCAGGCTCCATGCATCCAGTGATGTCGTATCGAAGTGGAGCTCAAAGGCAGGGTATGCCAGCCCTGTTTGTACGGTCGACTCGATCTCAGCTGTGAGGTGAGGTGTGTCGATATTCTCGGCTATTTCGGTCAGCAGCAGCGCGCCGGTAAAACTTATATCAATCGCGGAAACCCGGAAAATATCCTCAAGCTCTGGGATTGTGTATTTTAGTGAAAGCTCAGCGCCGTCAAAAACGATATGCAACGGCACCAAAGGCTGTATGTACAAGGCAAACTCGGCCATCAGATCAGCAATGCTTTGCTCAAGATCATCGCTGTCGAAGCTTCGCATAACTTCGTTGATCGGCACGCGAATGACTCCACGCGATGTCAGAAACCATTCTCCGTAACGGTCGCCGGCCTGATCGACGCTTTCTTTTGTCATCAAAACTTGCCCGTAGGGATATTTTTCCTGGTCGACCGGCGCGTAGAGTTTTTCCCAGGTCACAGAGAGCCCCTGGAACTCTCGATACAACGTATTAACTATCGGGATATCCGTATCTTTCAGGTGTATTTCGTCGAGCCGTTGTGCCAGTACGATCGGTTTAGTGCGTTTATCACGCCCTCTGATGGCGAAGAATTGGCCCAGCTCGTCGATACGTTTTTGCAAATCGTCTTCGTGCATAGTGAATATTGAAGATACCGATTTCACGCGCGCCAGCAGCGGTTCAACGTGAGACTGCAATATCTCTTCCATGGAGTCACATAATTCAACCCACAGGGGCGAGGCTTGTTTTTTTGGGGTGAGTTGCCCGGTTAGCCATCCTTTGTTCATGATGCCCCCTTGCTGTAGGTGATTTCGACCGTTGAATTTTCTGTATCGAGATACACAAAATCATTGAGCTGGTTGCCAGGCGTCAGGCCAATGGCCTCGAACTCAAACTCCATGACCAGTTTCAGCCCGTCGATGAACGTCCAGATATCTTTGAGAAGAATGCGGTTTTCGAGCTTCGTCGAATTAATACCGAACCTCTCTTCCAATTTTGCTTTCAGCGCGATCACAATATCTTCAGGCACATCATTGGCGCTGACCTTACCGGCAAACTCAATTGTGAACGGCAGTGGATTGATTGGCATGTAAGAGAAATGCTTATTCAGTTTGTCAGGTATGGTTTCCAGTTCGGAGTACACCATGGCTTCCATCTGCTCTTGGGTGACACCTGGCTTATGTGCTGAGATGAAAATGCGATTAATATTTCTCAGGTCCACGACGCCCATCGCCTTTTCCTGCTCTGACTCACCCCATACGCGCAGGAATGTTATTCCTCCTATTTTGGTGTTAATGAAATAGGCATAATCACCGCCCCAAACGATTTGCTCGTCATACGCCGTCATGTACTGCGCGCGCTGGCGCGTTTCCTCAGTCGTTTCCGCAGGAGCACCGCCAGTAATTGGCTCAATCGTTGCGATATTCACGACGCTCGCGATCGTGGCCAGTTCATCAATAGGCGTTAGTTTCTGACCCTCAACGAGTGTTGTTTCACCTTTTGTGCGCCAGATATCGAGAATGATCGTACTACCTTCCGGCGGCCGCATGCCGGTAACACCATCCCCGAAACGAAACCCAATCTGTTCCGTCGGTTTATAAAACTCGGTGTAGCATTTTGTCGTGCTGTTTGCCGATCGAAATTGAGTCGATTTTTCCCATTCAGTTTTCTCGCCGCCTATGGACACGTAAACCGTGACTTTAAAGCATTCAGCTGTGACATCTTTTGGCAAAATGACTTCAAGCCAGTCTTTTTCCGTATCGACAAATTTCGAGGCTTCTTCACGGTCCATCTGAGAAACGGTAAACACTGCGTCTTCCCCAACGTTAACGTCAATTGAGGTCATAGTGACGTAAACCAGCTGGCTATTAGATATAAGCGGCGAGTAGACCGGTAGCTGTAGCCTTCGGTCGCTTTTATTCACGATCCGCGCCCGCCCGGTAGACGGCGTTATAGGACGGGGTACATAGGAACGGTCAGCAGCAGCGGCGAGAATCGAAGAGCGCCTTGTTGCGGTACTAATAAACGCCTCCATTAGGCCCCGCTCAAGAGCCTGGATGACACGGTAGTAAATCTGGCCCACGAACAACGAAAAGCCGGTGACAAACTGACTGCCAACGAACCGGGACCAGTAGCTCTTGGACCTGATAATCTTTTCAAATTCATCGTTAATTTCTTGTTGGTTCACGCGATTTTCACCTGGGATTCGTTGCCGCCCTCTGGCGTCTGTATGTTGAGAATGTAGGTCTGAATGTCGGTCGTTTCACATCGGATACCGGTGATGTTTAGTTGCGGGATATCGCGCTGTAGAGCCGGGATGAGGTAGTTTTCTATCGCAACCTCCGTGTCAGTATTGGTCGGATTATGTTTGAACCGGTTCAAACGGTTTCCCCAGGCTGGTTTGCCGTAAATGGAGCCTTCAGGTGTGGCCAGCCATTCCTGAAAAATGGCAAATTTTGACTGGCTCTCCGGGTATGTCGTGATGCCATCTGCATCAACGCTCATGAGAAAATCAATTTCTTCCATTTTTTACGCCTGATCGTTAGCTATTTGTACAAGTGACGGATCGCTAAAAGTGCGCGGGATAGTAGGTTTTTTGGCTCGTTCTGACTGTGCGCCAGTCGTCGCCTCCTTTGCTCCATTTTTGGCAATCTTCTCGAGGTTTTGATTCATCTGTTTAAACAGCTCTTTGGCTTCGGGATCTGTCTTCTGTGTGACTTCAATAGAGTCCTTTTTACCGGGCTGTTCGCCCGTCTTTTGTGGCTGTGCTGATTTAACCGTTGTTAAATCTGTGAGGGTGTGAACCTCTTTTGGTGTTTGGGTTGAACTCATCGCCTCAGCGGTTTGAGCCGCCGGTTTCGAAGGCGAAACAGGCTGTGCTACGGAAACAGTCGCCTGGGCGTTTTCAGCCGGTAATTTAGCCACCTGAGAAGATGGGGCTGTCGGGTCGGTCGTGGCAGTTTGAATTGATTTTGTGCTCGGCTGCTCCGCGGCCTGCGTTTGTTGTGGTGCTACCGCGGCAGTTTGCTGTTCCGGCGCGCTATCTGTGTTTGTTGCGGCTTTGGGAGAGGTAATGCCGGATGCCTTAGCTTGCTCCTGGTACTCGTTATAATTGCGCAATATATTGCGCACGTAGTCCTGAGTCTGCTTTGCGTTTTTAGGCCCCGTAACATCTGGCAATTGATTTAGAACCGCATCGATATCATCCGATTTTGCCTTTTTACGTGCTTTATCAATGTTGCCTGGGCCTGCGTTGTACGCGGCAAGCGCCAGTGCTGTATCGCCTTTGTATTTTTTCTTTAGCTGGGACATGTACTTTGCGCCACCAGCGACGGATTGCTCGGGGTTGAAACGATCAGTAACGCCAAGATCGCTCGCTGTATCTGGCATTATTTGCATTAAACCACCGGCACCGGCATACGAAACCGCTTTATGATCGCCGCCTGACTCCTGTTTTGTCTGAGCCCGCAGCAATAGTGGGTCTATGTTGTAGTTTTTGCCTTCTTTCTCATAAAGTCCGTCAAATTTAGATAATTTCTCTTCAACTTTCGTATCATTTTTCAGGCCTTTGGTGACGCCAGCACCAGTGTAATTTCCCACTGGCCCGGTCCCCAGATAGTTGCTTTTGGCCTGCTGGATAAGCTCGCCGACCTTCAGCGTTCGCAGTCCCAGCATATCCGCAATGTTAAAGAAGGTATCGGCAACATCTTTCATGCCGTCTTTCACAACTTTTGCTGTCGCCGCACCCATCTCCTTAGCTTTTTTCTCGTCGGCATTTTCGGCAGCTGCGTCAGTTTTTGTGCCAAAGAGGCCTTGGGCGTAAGAGGCCATATTGCTGATATTTTTAGCAATATCACCAGTTTCAAATGTCAGTGCTTCTGCAACCTTGCTCATCCCAAGTTTTTCAGCGCCGGCGGCCAGCAATCCAGAACCACCTGATACCAGGCCCCCCATATCAAGCACATTTGCTGCTGTATAGGAGCCTCGATGTTTAGATGAAACTGCCTGTTCATCCGTCAGGCCGAAAGTCTGTCGCTGGCTATCTTCATCGGTGTAGCCTTCAGCTGCATCCATACCAGCGGTTATTGCCGTACCGATAATCGGTATGAATCTGAGTATCCCTTTCGCGGCGGCCTTTACGCCGAGCTTTGTGGCCAGCTTGCCGCCCGTTTTTTCTGCGAGGCTTCCGCCTGCCTTTGCTGCAACACCTGCACCCGCTTTTTTCTCAATTGACTGAGCCCGTTTAGCGGAAAGCGCCTCTGCTTCAGTTAATGGCCTGCCCATGGATAATGTCTTTGGTTGCTTCTTACCGGGCTCATGGGCTGATTTTGACGAATTCGAAGAGACACCTGGGGTTTTGGATGGTGTGCCGTTGGCAGCTTTAGGCGTACCGGTAGAATTTGCCGGAGCTTTCGCTGGCCTGCCCCGGACGGGCTTAGTTTTAGGTGGCTCGCCTGTCTTCGGCTTTGGCGTGGAGGGTTTGCGTTCTGCAGCGCCGTTACCTCGGCTGAAAACACTTTTCAACTTACTAAAGCGCCCGCGCTTCCCTTTTGTTGAGCGGTTTTTTTGCGCCTTTTCTGATTTAGCGGAACTCCTGCGTTCTCGCCGTGTTGTGCCATCCTTTCGTCTGCCTGTGAAGACGTCTTTCAGTTTTTTCAGGCCAAGCAGGCCAGCAAGACCGCTAAGCCCTTTCCCCATCAACCCGGATAACCCGCCGCCGCCTCCAGCGCCGCCGCCGCTTGCCTTGATCAGGTCATCCAGCCGATCGATAACCTCCTGATGATTGGAGTTAATATCCTCTGTTTGCTCATCAATTTTGCGAGGGGTTTCTTTTGCTAACGCACGGTCTTTCGCTACGACCGAACCGGCGACGCGCGAGGTTTTATTTTTAACTTTTGGGGCGTTTTGAATGTGCTGAGCTACAACGGCAGATTGCGCATTTGGCCGCGGAGTAGATACCTGCGGCGATAAAGGTCCAGTTGAGACATCTGGTTGCTCTGCACCAGCGCTCAGGGCTGTAACTATGCTTTTTTGCGCTGCTGGCGCTGGGGTGTTTTCAGACTTAACTGTCTGGCCAGCTTTCAAACGCTCAGATGTAACTGGCTGGTATTCAGCACGGCGTATGATGCTGCGTGTATTTGGCGTCCCGGTAGACGCCTCTCTTTTGGCTTCCGGCTCGTCTGCAGGCGTTGCCGGTTTAGAAGAGAGTTTATTTTGAAGGGCTGAGAACGGCTTGAGAAACTTCGAAACGAGGCCCTCTTCACCGTTTTTACCTTCGCCAATGAGCGACTTAGACAAATTGTAAGTTTCTACACCGGCTTTCCAGTATGAGCCACCGGCGGCGGTGCCCGCGACATCCAGGGCCGCGTTTTCTGTATTTACCGTTTCTGAAATGAGATCGCCAATTTTCCTGATAACGCTTCGATCGTCATCATGATCACCATCATCATCCTGCCTTGTGCGCTTTCGCTCCGCCTCGTCCTGTTTTTTCTGAGACGCGGCATAAGAGACCTTCTCTTTTTTACTGGCATAGGTGCCATCTTCCCGACGCAGACGACCGCGGCTATCGCGTTTGAAACCTGAAAATGGATCGTTGATCTTAGGGGCCGAATGCTGCTCCTCTTTTTTTTGGGCTTCGGTAATGGCCAATGGGGCGATTAGCTGCGTGGGTTTTATGTCATGCGTATCAGTGGCAACTGATGGCTTATGCTCTGTTTCATTGCTTTTGGGTTGCACCAACGCATCAGGAACAGCATTGTCGTGTTTTATGTCACGCGTATCTCTGTTCTTAGAAGTTTTATCCGGGGTGTAGTAGTTGTGAATCTCAGTGCTGTTTATTTCATTCGTTGTTACGCTTGCGGGTATTTCACGTTCACGCCGTTTGAAAATTAGATCTGAGTGTTCTTCTTCGGGAACATCTGCGGGCATTGCAGGGGGAAGGGCAACATTGCCGTCGAGCTTGCTGTTGATTTCAGTTAGCTGCTCAAGCTCCTCTTTGCTGGCATTTTCGACGGCATCGATAACACCTGCAAAATCCAGCACCGGCGCAGGCTTTAGTGGTTTCCCTCGGAACTGACCATCAAAAATGTCATTACTCATTCTGCTATGCCTCTACTTCAATTTTTCGGTCAGTGCGTTATTCATTTCAATGGCTCGCCATTCTTCCAGTGCATCCACAGCATTAACCGGCTGCAGGCCGTAAACCGTCAGGTTGGTCACTAAGATTTGCCAGCCAATTAAATCGAACGTTTTCAATGAAGAATTTATTCCGAAAGCCAATCAAAAGTTGCGTTTGAGCGACTTTTGACTCCTTAGCCATCAGCTCTGGGCAGTTATGAAAGGGTGTATAGAGCAGGGCCTGGCCTTTATCGATCTTCATATTCAGACCATGCCTGAGAACGTCCTGCGCCTGCACCACGCGCGCAGCCAGGGCGAGAAATTCCTGATCCATATCCATGCCCTGGATTTGCTTGAAACGTCTTTCTGCTGCGGCGTCAAAATCAGTATCGAGGTCGTAAAAGAGACGAGTCTGATACACCAGCTCCCACAGGCGCAGCTCGGCAACATATTCGCTATAAAGCGGGTCATCCTTACCGGGGAGGTTGGCGCGCATAGCTTCAAGCCGTTCCATGGCATGACCATTAAGCGGGACAACGCGCCATTTCATCATTTCGCCACAGGTTTTAAGCTCAAAATCGATGAAAGGTTCGCGTGAGAGCACACGGTTAGTTGCATCGAGATCGATAAAATCCATATCGAAGTAATGCTCATTGCTGCAGTGCTGGCACTGATAGGAAAACGTCGTCGTCGTGACGGACCGCGAACCAATAAAAATCCACCACAGCGCGGTGCGCCGGTCCTGTGCCGTCCATTCAGCACTGTCTGAAATCGTCGGCCCGCTCTGGAGTTCATTGAGATACTGCGTCGTTGTTCGCTCTTCAAAATCCGGGTTGATTTCGCAATATTTAATGCCGGTTTTGACTGTAGGGGTGGAGAACACAATTTTCTTTGCGGGGTTCGATGGCAAGAAAAAATCTGGAACAAACATGGCTATGCTCCTTTTGATGCTGAATCTGTATTGGATGTATCAGGCTTTTGTCCGATGCCTGCTACGCCAAAGGCATCAAACGATGTGTATTTGGTAAATGTGATGGGGTAGCTGAAGAATTCACTAACTTGATCTCTGGACCGCGTAACCGCGCCGCGCTCCGTAGCGAAGACGAGATATTCACTTTCCAGCACCTTGCCGGCCTTTGCCGATACCTTGTAAATCCTGATGGTGAACACGTAGTCGCGCGGCAAATTAACCGTGCCATCCCTGTTGCACACGCGTGATTTTCGCTCTTCAAACCACTTTTCAACGGTCCCGGACTCATCGTCACGGACAGTCATCGTTATTGTTTCTGCGGACAGGTGGGTTGGTTTATTAAACTCACCGGCGCCGATTTGCTTCGGCTCTGTCTGAACCGTTCCCGTGCCGTATGAGATATCTTTAACGTAGAGGTCGAAAGTAGGGGGCATGCCGTCAGCTTCTACGAGAAACTCCCAGCTTTGTGCCCAGGGGATATTGACGAGCTGCTTCATCGTCTGCCTGGCTTTAATGATTTCCATATTCGGCGTGAGATTGCCGATTACATGTGCGAGGCTGCTGGCCTGATCCATTATTCCCTGGACCGAGCCAAACCCTCCCCGCGCTTTTTCGTATAGGCTCAAATTGGCTCCTTAACCGCGGATTCGTGCCATACCGATTGCGACACGGTTGCTTGCCATTTCCAGTTCCATCTGTTTTTTACGTTCAAATAACAATGCTTCATCGGGTACGCCGACGGCATTAAGTTTGCTGTCGATGGCGATCAGCCGTAACAGGTCTGCGTTGGGAATAGAGATCAGGATCTCCAGATAGTCACCAATCATGCCTATGGCAGTTTCAGGGACTTCACCTTTTTCTAAATCCAGTTTTCGCAGGTTCTGCAGGTATGTCATACGCAGTGGCCAGCGCTCTCTCCCTGATAGCGAAAGACGAATTTCTCCGTCAATCTGGCGTGCGCTAACGTACTCAGATACCTGGTCTTCAACGGATATAAGCGTGGTCATATCCGCGGGGGCAGGGAGGCATGCGCCTCCCTCTTCTTGCAACTCTACGGTCATGCTCGAGCCCGCTTTGTCCTGATACATTCCCAGCGCACGGACCAGCATCTTTTTTAGCTTCTGCGGATCGTCGTAAAGCAAAGTCACAAAGCGTTCGCTAACGTCCTCAAGCAGTTCCGTAGGCGTCATCTCATTAACTCCAGAAGTTATAGGTAATTCGGAGTGAGGGCTTAACGAGGACAGCGGTATCTTCCGTGGAGAAATCGACCTGATCGCACGCAATCATACAGTCGCTTAATTCGGTTTTATGTGCAGGTGGGGTAAGCCCGCTTAACGATTCCGGCGTGGCTTTGAGCGTGATGTCGATATATTTCCTCTCTTGCACGCATTTTACGATCATGGCGCTCACCGCTCCTTGCAGTGTATCTACACACTGGAGCTGGATTTCGCCGTTGTTTTTTAGCGCACCGTACTGCGAGAACTTAAGCCCGCTGGGTCCGTTGTCTTCCACATTCTCGCGTGAACGCTCAGGAATCTGCATAGTACGAACCAACACGGTGAGCTCGGGATATCCTGCAAACGATACTTCGAACTCGTAACCCATCAGCTTCTCACCCGCAGCTTTGTTGCGGTTGTAGTTCTGCTTGAGCATCCCCATGTCGCCACGGGCGTTAAAGTGACCTGACATAATGTGTCCTTATAAGAAAAGGTTAGGTATTTCGGACTTGTTACGCATTTCTTTAGCGGTTAGCTGCAGCGTAACGGTGTTGTGGGTGTAGTAGCCCATCGGCGTTTTAGGGGCGTCGAGCATGTACGAAACTTCCTGTATCAGGACGTCCGTAATTTTGAATCGCCGTCCGATATCAATAACGACTGATTCAGGCCTGCGGCCCAGCGGCGCAATGTCATTTAGCTCTGGTGACATCATTGCCCATAAGTGTTTTATTGCGTCGTCCACCTCAGCTTTTGCATCGTTGATAGCCTGAAAATACAGTGACAGGTTGATAGACGGCGGCGGTGAGCCTTGCCAAATCATTTCGCTGTTGAGCTTGCTTACTGAGGTCATTTCGGTTTTGGACTGCCCAACATTCGCGAGGGTGGACACCCCGGCAATCGAACCCAGGGAATCGCCTTCGAAAGGGCTATTCCACATCGCAGAGAGCTGTGCAGTCGCACCTTCTCCGATAAATCCGATCACAGTGTTACCCTGCTTGTCGGTCACGTAAGCCTTCAGATACTGGCTCAGTGAGTCCTGAGCTATTGCGCCTACAATTGCCATATAACCTCAGAGCAAGCCCACCAGCGGGCGCTGGCGGGCAGGGATATTACTTACCGAAACGACGGCGGCGGATTTTCATGGATTTAGCGCGGTGCAGCTTGGCCGCTGAAGTTTGGGCTTTGCGTCGGGCTTTTTTGAGTGCCTGACGTTGCGCTCCATTCATGCGTTTGGGACGAATGCGCTTTTTGATGAGCTTCACCTTGCCCCCGCGAACAACCTTCTTCATCGCTTCAAACATGTTTTCGTCGGTTGCAACGGAGAATGTTGCGATCAACTCCGCTTCGCTGTCAGCTGATACGCCGGAAATGGCATTCATCACGGTTGCAGCTGCGTCGTCGTCTTCATCGTTGATCATATCGGCAACGTCGTCTTCCTTGGCCCCCAGCGTCACACAAGCTTCAGCCATGATTTCCAGCGCATCGTTGTAGTCGTCTGCTTCATCATCTGTAAGATCCGGCGCGCCTTCCTCATCGCCTTCGTCTTCATCAAGTCCAGCCACGCCCCAGGCCAGAGAGTCGAATGAAGCAAAAGAGGCGTCACCACCGGCAGCCCATTCCAGAACAGCAGCTGCAGCACTTGAACGGAATGTTTGAATGGACGCCGTAGCTACGGCCTCCAGGATTAAGCTGTCATCGTCTTTGTCCGGGTCAGCCTCCTTTTTTTTGGATTCCAGCATCATCGGATCTTTCCTGGCTGTAACCAGCAGCGAAGGGGAAAGGAACACCCCATTATCGAATGCGTTTTTCACAATAATTTCCTTAGCGAATAAGGGCAGGGCGACCGAAGAAGCGGCGAGCGGTGCCTGTGACACAAACGGCCCAATCAACTTCCCAGAGGTCGATATCTTTTTGGATGATATTCAGTACGTAAGGCTCTGTACCGTCCTCGGCATTGCGTGGCGCGCGAAGCGCACCCGACGTCACAAATCGTTCAAGCAACGACGTCATGCCCTTTGTCATGCCTTCCAGCGTCAGGCCATCGGGTTGATGTTTCAGTGAGCGAGCCAACGCGTAAAATTCACGGGTGATCGCGTCCATCGTCGACACAACGTGGGAGAAACGTAGGTAGTTTTCTCGTTTACAAGAGGTAAGTGAGTCATCGATTAGCATGCTGCCGCCGGTGCCGACGGCGACTTTGTTGATACGGGCTTTCACCATCGCGACGTAATCGGGATTATCGAGATTTGCTCGCGCAACAATGCCACGGCGGTCGATAACGCCGCGCTCTTCACCCGCTGGGGAGTAATGCCAGCCTCCAACATCCGAGACTTTTGCAACACCCATTGCTTTAGCCCGGAATGCTGTACCTGAAAGGCCCCAGCTGATTCTCGCGCCGGTAGTCGGATCTTTAGCGAGGAACGGGAAGTGATACCAGCTCATACGGAAGTTATCGATATTCATGTCGGCCATGAATTCGATAGCGGCGCCATAGTTGAGGGTCGTTGGCACGTCAAAGTACCCGCTGATACGTCGGGAGTTACACACGTCACCCAGCAGCGCCAGCACGGTTGTGTCGTAGCAGCCCAGGCCGCACATGCCGTTATAGCCCAACATTGTGTGCTTCAGAACATCGACCGCTTTGTCATATGCAGCGGGGTCGATTTTATTCATATCGCCGTTGGTGCCACCGGTAAACGCAGTTTTTTGCAGTGCTTTAATGATGCTCGTACTTGCAACATCGCTATTACAAACGGCGCGCATGCACTTTGACGCGGTTTCCAGAATGGTTTCAATGAACGCAGACTGGCCCATATCGTCTTTGGCGAGCGGATCGAGTGAGACAATGTGGCTTTCAAGCGCGGTATCAAAACCGAGCTCATCTGTTTCAGTCAGCTGTAGCGTGAAGCGATTATCACCGTATGTATCGGCATCTGCCGTAATCATCTCGATACTGCGATTTGTAGAAGGATCGCCGTCGTAAATAAAGAACTTCAGCAACTCACCCTCCGCCAGCACCGGATCGGCACCGTATGGCGCACCAGCGCATGTGACTTCGATTGGCAAAGGTTCTTCAGCTGCTAAAGGCACAGCTTTAGTTCCTGCGTCACCTTCTGCGGCGACGACTTTAGATTGCTTGAGTTTCTGTTGCTGAGCCGCGGGCTTTACGGTAATTACCGGAAATAGTGCGTCCTTACCCAAAACCCGAACGACATAACCATCACCACCGGCGACCGCTTCTGCAACGTGCCGCATTGGCTCCGCGCAGCTACCCATGCTTGGGTGCATCTCACGCCCCAGCACAGAGCGATAAGTGTTTTTCGTAACGAAGATTGGTTCGAAAGGTCGACCCTTCGAACACAGCACAACACCGGCAAAAACCGAAGCGCCGCCGGACGTGCCAACTGAGATCGTGGCATCAGCATTTATTTCCGCTGCGGCGACCTCGGAAACTGTACTTGTGGCAAATGGGATTTCCATTATGGCCCCTTAAAAATTGCTATCTGAAAATGCCCGCCAATGCGGGCATGGTCGCGTTACTCTTGTGGTTCTTCTGGTTCCACAGGCTTTTCTGGGGCGGTGTTTACCAGACCCGTGTTGTGATCGATGCCATCAATTTTGTCGTAGGTCACACGCAGCCACATGAAGTAGTCAGCGCCGTTGCGCGGATGAATGTCATCGATGCCCAGGGACCATAGCGTTGAGCGGTTATTTAGCGCCGGAGTCGTGGGGTGGTTGAATGGAATCGGCGGAACGGCAGTGCCGGAAATGAATCCAGCCTGGGAAATGCTGTCGCCACGGCCATAACAAAGCATGTCCGAGTTTCCGAACTGGAGGTCATAACGAGAGAAGGCCTCACAAATCTTGTTCGGTACTTCGTAGAGCTTATAAATACCGAATAGCTTGCCGATGTAATGAATGTACGGCGTCTGGCGGTAGTTCGGCGCGGGTTCGAACATATCCGCACGAAGGGACTTCAGCTGCGTTGCTAGTTCCTGGCCGACAAACGCGCCGGTCATACCGACGGCGAGGGTTTTTTCCAGAATTGAACCGGACACCTGGGCGATCTTGGCCTTCAGCAAATACATCCAGTCGTTAAAGCTCTGCGTGCTTGGCTGAGCCAGATCGAAAAATGTTTCGTTGCGGCAGTGCCAGGCCATACGACCGATTCGCAGCATATCTACTTCGTGAGCCATCCAGTCACGCATAGCAGAGCCATTCAAATTACCCATATCAATACCGTATTCGCGACGCATGGCATACAGAGCCTGGATCGTATGTTCTGCGGCAATAACGGACTGAGACGTGTACAACTTGAATGAGGTCATTTCATGGTTAATGACAGGAATGAACTCGGGCGCTTTTTCGACATCAATTTCAAAATCGATAGCCAGCTCAACACCAGCTGGTAGGACGGTATCGGCAGTAACAACGACTTTGGCCGCGACGTAATCTACTACGGCGTTGAACGTGGTTTTTGTTTGTTCGTGATAGGTCGTAATGCGTCCGTTTTTATCAACATCGGCCTTTTTACGATCGATAACGAGGAAAACGCGGCCAGGTTTAAACTGTACTTTGCCGCAGCGCGGTACAGCTGCGCCGTCAAACGTAAATACCTTTTTAGCACCATCAGGCTGTTCCCCTGCCGGGAAAACATAGTTGCGGCGCATCTGAGAAAAATTGCCAGTGGACTGCATCGTCAGGCGTTCGCCTGATTTGAAATCCCCGCTGTTTGAGCCTGCAACGTTGAAGATTTCGAAGATCTCCACCTCGTCACGTTCACACGGGACAAATGTGCAGGCGTCAGCCGTGGCGGCGCCCAGGGCGACGGGCAAAATCATCGCGGCAAACATCGCGCGTTGCTCTACGCCATCACTTTGAGAAAGTGACTGACCCAGGCCTTCCAGCATCATTCCTGAAGCTGTTTTACTGCCATTGCTCTTGCCGTCTGCACGCAGCAGTACGTTTTCAAGAGCCTGCGAGGCATTCGCCAGCAAACCGTCCGGCGGCATGGTGCTGTGAATGTTCACATAATTACGAATAGCACCACCCCACGCCGTAGCGATGGTGCTGGTGTCATCAGTGCTGAGGCCTTCGAACATAGAAACTTCAGACGCGGCATTAATCAGTGATTCTGCGCGCAGGTCTGGATCTTTGATGAATTGCCCGCCTTCAAACTGCGGATCAGAGGCAAAGCGGCGCACTTCGGCAGCACGTCGAGCAATGCCCTGTTGTTGTTCGTTGAATTTACTTAAGTCAGTCACCTGGCGTTCCTTTTTTAGAATGCCGCGCAGTGCCTGTATTACTTTTCACAGCCGGATGATAGTTGAACTCTTCCTTGTGCATCCACAGTACTTGACAAGAAATCTCATGATGACGAACAGGAGATTATCAAACCATATTATTACTTAATTACCTGATTTAAATAATTTATTTCTTCGTTGATGCATGAGCAATGGGGTAAGCTTAACTATTTATTTTTGATATAAACTAAAGTTTAGGATAAATGTAGAAGCATCATTCACCTTCGCAAGGGTGCATGTTGAGATAGCTTTAGCCCTCATCAGGAAATCAGAAAAGGAGTATCGGCATGAATGAGTTTCGCCAGATTAAGGAATGCTTGCGGGCAATGATGCCTGAGGTAAAGGCAGCATTTGATGCACCACTTAGCTCTGTTGAAAGTGCAAAAACGATTTCTAAATTTTTTAACATCGCCAACCCGGATGTGATTTTTCAACTGATTGTTGAATCAGATGAGCGAGACATTCTCGAAAAAGAAAATGCAAAACTTAAGGGGTCTGGCTTGCATCCAGTAACGACATTATCCGGGAACTCAAGTTACTAAATGATTAATCAAATCAAGCACTGCCCAGAGGGGAATACGCCATCATTGATTCATCGTCGTGCTGGAGGGCCAGACAGAAAGCAGTTTGTTTTGAAGTGCGAGTGCCAATGTTGTCGGGTCGCTGAGGTTTACTGGGATAGCCGCAGCGCTGAGCGCCAGGCAAAACATGACACGATAGAAAAATGGAACAGCGAGGTTGAACGTATTATTCTGGAGAGCAGGGAATAGCTATCTGGGTCCGGCAAAGAGTGGATTTGCCCACAGAGTCGGCGTTAAAGCTCAGTGGGCACAGAAGTCGCGTATACACTATTGGTTATTGATGGTTGTCTTAACGCTTTCAGTCTTCTGGATAATGACCTCTTTGTTAAGGCTTGGCGCCGGACTTGATGTCAGGACGGAGATAAAATTTTTCCAGGCTGAACTTACAACGGTGCCTCTGTCGTCTGAAGACAAAAACTGAGCGGCTATACCGTAAATAACGATCGCAAATGCCAGTGCGGCAAACACTCCCTGAAATCCATTCAGGAACCAACATAAAGCACGATACCAGGCGTTAGCTTTTTTCTTCTCATTAGCGCCGGCAGCTCTGTAAAACTCTACAACGGCCTGAACTTTAGCAGCTTCAATTTCTTTTTTGTGTTGCGTTTCTCGCTCTTCGAGTCTCGCTGTTAACGATTGTATCTGCTCGTCTTTACTTTTTGTTTGAGAGATTTCCTCGCCAATTCGAGCCTCAACCTCGCTGATTTGTTCTTCAAAGTTGGTATGAATAATTTCTTCCAGTTCTTCCATCAATTTTCGGATCATATCCTCGCCACGTGAGCGATACGAATTGACCCTCATCGGGACATCGATGACCTGATCATGGAATTGCTGAACTTTGAAATTTATGTCATCAGTACTAAGCCCCTTCTCATGGAGCATTTCGGCATACTGGTTTTTTTCTAGTTTATAGAGAGCGTAGGCAAATAAGCCTGTATGGTCGTTCTCATCTTCCACTAATGCCGTAAAAACCCATTGCTTGGACAAGCCATCCCCCTGATAGCAAAACGCCCCAATGAAGGGGCGTGGAAATTAAGATGATTCAGACTACCGCGTAGACGATGTAACGGAAGCAAACACTCGACCCAGCAGGCTATTTACGTCACTGGAAGACATGCTCGCACTGGTAGAATTAGATTTGGCGGACGCAGGACGAGAAGTGTTGCGTTCAGCTGCAGGCGTTGTGCTGCGCTGTGCAATCTGGCGAACGATCTCGGTCTTACGTGATGCCGAAATAGTTTGTAAAACGATTTTTTTAGCCATGTTTAATCTCCCTCTCTGATCCATATAATACCAGAAAAAGACCGATTAACAGGTCTTTTCAGCATGATCAACCCTCTTTTCCTGCTGTTCACTACATATAGGTGCCCTGGTTAAAACCGAGCCCATATATAGTATTTTAGATTCCCTGCTCATTTTTGATACGTCACAGAGGAAGGATTAACGACAACCTTCACCCTTGGGTTGCGTATTGAAGGATTCCCAAAAACTCATGAACTCTGCGGCTGGAAGAGCAGGGGAGTAGAAATAGCCCTGTAGAAATGAAACCCCCTTTTCCATGAGATATGACGCCTGAAAATCAGTCTCAACGCCCTCAGCAATTGTCGCCATCCCAAGTGTTTGGGCCATATCGATTACGCAATCGACCAGTCGTGTAGAGTCGGGATTGTTATTGATTCCTGCACACCTGCACACCTGCACACCTGCACATTTGCACATCTGTAGATATGTTTCTATTTCTCCACTGTACCCAGGCGCAGGCTGTCCACCTGCCTGATTGCCTGCTTATCAATATTTTGTTCATGAATCAGGACAATCAACGGCTCAAGCCATTCAACTGCTTGCTGATAGGTTATGTCACTGGAGGCAAGGGGATAAGTACGGGTTGCGTCAGATCCGCCGGAATGGGGGAGCATACCGGCATTGTACGTGGCAACGAGTGAGTGCAGGCGCTCAGCGTAAATACGAGGAACAGGTTTAGCAGCACAATCCTCAGTTTTGAAAACCGTACGGTTAATCGTTCGCCAGACCTGGGACTGGCCTGTCTCGTTTTGCTTTGCATTTTTTGCTTCCACTGAAATTGTATTGAGCCGTTGAAAAAGAGCTGATTGCAACGAAACTTTTGCTGTCAGGTTAAGGTTCTCTTTGTTCAGACTGATATTTTCCGCGCGTGTATCAATTGCCCAGTTAGCTGCGTAACACACCGCTATCGCTCCCCCCAGCATTAACATGATCTTCCATTTCAAGCTGGATAGTCCCTATGTGGGAGCTGAAAATGCGGCCCATCCTTCAGCGTTATCCAGTCCCCACCCCATTCAATCGGAATGTTCAGATCTTTGGCTGCCTGCTTAACGCTGTTAGCAATTTGCTTATAGTATTTCCATTCCCATGAGCCAGACGGTGTTGGAAAAGCGAAGACATCAACGGCATGGCCGGTAATGTGTCGGCTATTCATCGTCTGGCTTTTACCAGCGGCTAAAAGCTCCTTCTGCCTGGCGACCGTTCGCAGACCTTCGGTAATACCAAAGTCGATAGGGGAGAGCTCTAATGCGCGGCGAACAACTGTAACCAGTTGTGGATTGACGCCTTTGAGGTTTGTTTCGCTTCTTTGGCTGAATTTAAATGTCATATCAGGATGGCCTATTGAGTAGTTCGGACTTCACGCTATCGGGTAATAAGGTAAGGGCCGCATCGTTCATCGATCCGCCCTGTGTTAAAGAGTCCAGAAGGATAATGGTTATCGCGTCATCTTTGGCCGCGTGGGCCGCGTTGACAGAATTAGCGGCATTGCTGGCCAGCTGCTCAACATCGTGCGCAGGGGTATCGCATGCGGTTATCTGCTGCTGAAGAGCAGTAGTGACGCTCCTTACTTCCTGGATCAGAGCGTCAGATAGCACTGGCGGGACGAGCTTGAGGGCAGCGTTTACGCGTGCGAAGCATGCTGCAGCGGGCGCGGTATTTATCAGTTGAAGCTGAGATTGCAGGTTGCCGGATTTACGGTCATCGGTAATGGCAACGAGAATCTGCGGCTGGGTATCGGACGGCAAATGATTCACCTTGCAATACACGTCCCATCCAATTTGTATGCCGATCAGTTCTGACTTAGTGGCATTGGCCTCTATCAAGCTGGCAAGCGCAGCGGCGTGCTCACAGATATTTTTCAAGGCCGCCGGAGAGCTTTTTATATAAGTCACTTCAGGTGAAATGCTGGGCGGGTATACGACATCGGACGAAATCATTGCCGCCAGCTGCACCTGCCGGCTGGTAGCGAGATCAATGCAGGATGAGGCTGTCTTTAGTGCTGCTGGCTTAATAAGCCCACCAGTTGCCTGAAGCGCTTGAAAAGCACGTACCTGGTAGTCTTTATCAAGCATGCTTTGACTCCGGGATTGCCTGGAGCATGCATTCCCGGCAAACGTATTTGCCTGATGCCCGGTCAAAATAAATGGCTTCACGATTAGAGCAGGGCGCTGAATAACAAAGGCCGTTATAGATGCCCTTTGTGTGACTGCCGCGCCCGCGTAAACGGCTTTCGCGCGTGGTGGCTGCTTTTTGCATAACGTTTACTCGATTGTCAGAAAGCCGTCGCCGGTGGCCACCGATGACCCGCAGGAAACTGGATCGCCAACGCATACAATTGGTACGCCATTAACAGTGAAGTATGGGCGCGTACTGATAGCCGAACCATCGTGCGAAGAAACGATATCCGCGTGTACGGCAAACATATTGCCGGCGACTAAAACGGGTAGTCCGTTAACTGTCATAAAGGGCTCATTGGTTACGGCAGGACGCGGCGGAAACCCCCCGTGGCCTGAACAAATTGAACTCGCTATCGCGATCGCTGACATATCTCAGTCTCTATCCGTTGAAGTGGTGACTGGTCATCTTAAGTTGATTGTTTTATGACCTTGCATTATAGGATAACAAAAAGTTTAGGATAGCGAGGGGAGAGTTTAATCAAGAAGAGGGCACACAAAGCAATACAGCCTCCACAGGAATCTGCGGAGGCTGTTATACACGCGGACTGCCAGATGCTTGCATTGCCCGGCATAGTTTCGGGCTGCGGTGATTACATGGTTAGCCTGGAGTTTTTACCTCGTTTAGGCAATTAATAAGCAATAATTTTCTCTTCAGCTCCACAAGCATTTGCGGGGGAATTTCTTGCTGAACCTATCCAGATTCCAAATGAGCCGTCTGGTTTTTTGCAATAAACACGGGCCTGCCTTTCACATACAGCACTAAGAGTAGGCATGTCAGTAATTGAAATTGGCGGGCAATCCTTGATCTGAGATAAAGGTTTACCAGTGGTGTTGCTGAACGGGAGAGGTGCTGGGCATCCAGGTTTTGGGGCACTTATCACTCCGTTACCCAATAACTGTGGTTCACAATTTTCTGGTGGTGGAGGAGGTGGGGTAATTTTTTCAACTTTCTTAGGATGTGGGATATATAACATTGCCCCATTGAAGTTGGTATTTATGATCAAAGTAACAGGGCGTTCACCGATTCTGTCACAACTAAAATATTGTTCATTCCCGTCAATCTCCTGATCTTTTTCAACCATACTATCGCAAGTCATTCCGATTATTTGAGGTTTTCTAATTATTGTCGTATGAGACACTGATCCTACATTCATAAATTTAATTGAGATATTTACCTGAGAATCATCTACAACTTCGCCATTAATTATCAAACCTCCTTGTCTGTTCTTGCATTGGCTCCATGCATCAATAATTTTAGGGTCTGCAACAAGACGGAGTGCCGAAGTGTAGCCTTGATCGGACATGTCACTCTGATTTTTGCTGCAATACTGATTTTTAGTGTTATTAACATCACTTGAATTGGAACTACCAGTTAGGCCCAGCCCAATAGAGCCAAGTTGAAGGCTTACACCGCCATCCCAGCCACCGGAGCTACTTTTATCCTGAGATGTAGAGGAGCAGAATTCGCTATTGAAAATGTTTCTCAGGTTTGATTTGTGCAGATCAGAGTAAGTATTTCTCACGCCTTGCTCAAGTATGGCATCACATCCATCTAGGGCATAAGCGTTAGTTGATAAAAGGCCCAAAAGCGATACAACGCATAGTAACTTTGTACACATATAGCGCCCTTATTTTTTTAATAGATATAAATCAAGGTAGCAGTACTATATAAATCCTCAATAGATAAGAAGTATAATTTTATTATATTTGATGACCGTCCTCAAAGGAGGCCCAATGTATGTTGGGCCTGTGAGTCAGAACTAGATAGGCTGCTGGCCTTTATATTCCCCACCTAAGGCAGCAATAACCTCGGCAATCATTGCTGCAACCTCACTGGTAAAAAGAAGGAAATCAGCGTCGAAGCGCTGCGCCAGGTCCTCCAGGTCAATATCATCATTTTGATTTAGCAGCGTGTCGCAAAATTTAAGTTTTGAAAGCACGCCGTCGTCACTAAGTGAAAAGGTGATACGCTCTTGCCATTCCAACGCCAGCTTCGTCACGACCTTTCCGGCTTCAAGGTGGACACTTATCTCATCTGAGATCAGGTCTTGCCGTTTGCAGCCTATAACGCCTCCATGCTCAAGGATGGCGGTTAGCTGCGCCTCGTCCTGAATGAGGAAACCAGCTGGTGCATTACCCGTCTTGAGCCATTCGGTGAGCGTGAGTTCAACTGCACATTCAAACGTGAGGGGAACAACCGGCAAGGAGCCGATAGATTTCCTCAGAAGCGCCAGGGCATCTTCTGCGCGTTTTGCGCTGGTGGCATTGATGGCAATCAGACCGGTTGTCGTATCGATCCAGATCTCGGTGCGGGAATACTTGCTGAATGCGCGCGGCAGCAGCGTATGTAGCACCTCATCTTTGAGAGAATCCTTTTCGGCTTTTTTCAGCTTTCGGCCCAGACTCTGTTGAAGCTTCTCTATTTTCTCCTGCAGGTGCATTTTCAGCACCGGCGACGGGAGGATCTTCTCTTCACGCTGGACAACCAGAAGAATGTGCCCTGAGCCAGTGTGTATGAGACTATCGCTGAGGTTCTCCAGTGGCGGCACCCAACCAGCTTTTGCCATGTCCTGGCTGGTACAAGTAACAAAGGCAAAAGCAGCCAGCTGTGCGGGCAGGCTTTCGGCATCCCAGGACAGATCACGCGATTGACGGTACAGGCAAAGGTTCTTAAAGGGTCTGAATAGCATCGTCTGCGGCCTCCATAGTCAAGATGAAAGTGGACGCAGCGTGGGCAGGAATAAAAACGAGCGTAACGCTTTCCAGCCCGATCTCAGCGCAGTAACGCAGACAGCCGTCACTGGTGGTCCAGTATTTGATCCCGCCGCGTGTTTCCTTAGCCACCAGCTCTAAATCGTCTTTATTAGCGGATTTGCAATAAAGAGCATATTTGTCGGTAGACAGGTCTTTACGGACTTCGAAATTCTTCACTGACTCGCATTCAATCATCTGAATTAGAGAAAGCTTATCAATTAATCGTTGTTCCATTTGAGGCACACCCCGTGGTGAGAAAGTCAGCTTGTGCCCCTATTGAATCACACAATAAAATCAAAGTTTAGGATAACTTATTTTTTAAACTCCACCGCTGCGCTTTTTGAGCTGAGCATGCCCCCCGCTTTAAGGTTTATGTTGCCCGCGGCTTCCAGATCTAAATCACTCCCTGATTTTAATTTCATGCCCCCGTCGGCTTGAATAAAGGCATTTTGAGTAGTGATGATGTAGATCTGTCCTGTGTCGTTCATACCCATCGTTGTATTGCTGGCCATGTGTGTAACGGACCAACTGCCATTAGGGCTGCGGTGCTCGAGCAGTCCGTTGCGGTTGTAAACGAAATCCTCGGTCGGGGTGTTGGGTGACACGTCAGGCGCGCCTTCTACCGCTGGTGGCTGATAACCTGGCCCTCCCCATGATTCAGGGGGAACATTTGGGGTGCCGCCGGGAGCATCCTGAGCGGCTCCAACGATAAGAGGGCGACGGGTATCCCCGTTATAGGGGAACTCTACCCACACATAATCGCCGACTTTACACGGGACAAATGCGCCGCCGATGGGGAGGAGGTATTCCGCCCAGGGGCAGGCTTCATCCGGGACTGCATCCCATGTGCCGACGAGCTTTATCTGTGCGCGCATGAGCTTGTCAGGATCTATGGTGTTGGTGATTTTGGCCCGCATACGTAAATTAGTCACCGTTGAATACTCCCATTTCAACAAAGCAACGATAATTATCGCCGGTATCGAAGTGCGTTACTTTCGTGGCAACCATAACAGCGGGCATCGACTCGTCTACACTGCTTTCGCTGTTATCGCGGTGAATGACGCACTTTATCGGGTAGCCTGGAGTGATGGCACCGAAACCAGGCGTATCAAACTCAAGCGCCGGTGCGAAGTAGTTACGCAGGTTGTTTAGTTGTGCTACGTCCCCAGCTGGCACCAGCCTGATAGGGTCGCTCTCGCCTCCCTTCGAGCTGCGTAAGCCTTCGGTCATGGAGTAACTGACGTAGCGCACTTTGTGCTGACGTTCCAGCTCATAATCCTTACTCAGAATTTTGAAGGACAACATCGAGTGTCGGGCCTTCGCGTTGTTGGCCTCGATAGTGAGCATTGCTGACTGGCCGGATAACCGGGCCATGTCTTTGAAATGCAGCTTGCCGCGGGACCACCAGCATAACGCACCATGATCTTTGGCTATCTGACGAAGGAGCTTAGATGGCAGCCCACCAACATTCAGATGATATGTTCCCAGCCCGTGAAATGTATCCGCGTCGATCGCAGCACCTGGAGCGAGCTCGCGCAGTATCGCGGCGGGTTGCTTTTCAACAAAGAAACGCGTCGTACTACTTGGCGTCTTAAGCTTGAATGTTGTTTCCGAAAACGCGTTGATCTCAATGATTGGGCCAGCCATTGGCGGCACGACAACGGTAAAGCGTTCTTTGAAGATAGTGCCCCCCCCATCGGGGTCGCCTAATGACGCCTCTATCAAGGTCCCTTTCTGCACCTTCATATTGTCGTTATACGTATGGTCGTTGTTGTTCAGCCTGATTATCAGCTGTGGACCGCTCATGTCCGACGTTTCTATGTATGCCAGCTGGGCAATGCGTTCGACGGGTATTTGCCTACCCGCTAACGTCAGGTGCTGAACAAAGAAACTGGTCTGATTGTTATCGCTCATGCAGGACGCTCCCATAGACGCGCACTGTCGTATTCACCGGCTCTATAAATTCGGCTTCCAGTATCTCGGACACAACGTCTATTGCGATGGCATTTGCGTACAAGCGCCCCTCGTCGCGGCTTACTGACTGTGAGGCGAATGAAACCTCCATGGGGAATTCCACCTCAGTGTTGAGCATGACAGGCGCGCCGCCGAGGCGTGTTTTAGCCTGGAACGTTTTCGTCCTTTTTCGTGTGCTTCGCCGCATATAGGTTGCGAGCGTTGTACTCATCATGGAAAGGGAATGTTTTTCATCGGAGATCAGCACGACGGTATAGGTGAACTTCACAAACGATTTGTTAACGATGGCGTAAGCGAGCTGTCTGGCTGTTCCCTCGGTCCTAACCAACGTACCGATATTCTCGATATCGATGTAGGCGTCAGTGTCGAACATGCCAAAATCGACGCTGCGGCTAACATGGATAACGGGTAGTGCGTTGTGGTTGATATTTTTGCCGTGTTCACCCTTCCTCCCTTCTTTGGCCTTTGTTATGGCGTTTACCAGGTCCATAGGCGTGTCATATTCGCCTACAAATACACGGTCTTTAGGGTCGCGCGCCAGGAAGGCACGGAAGGGATCACTTTCGCGGCGCTGGTCGGTGATTCGTATGCCGGTGAATATCTCCAGGATGTAATTCCCAAAGGCTGTATCGACGTCGCTCAGGTCCGTTATTTCCCGCTCACCAGTTAATGTTTTATTGGGGATTTGAAACTGCGCTAAAAGCTCTCTTGTCTCAGTGCTCATCGGTAATTACTCCCTCAAAACTACGCGAAGGGATGCAGAAGTACAGACTGCCGACGTTGGTCGTACCGTAATTTGCAATACGCAACACGTACCACCAGGCGGTCCGGGTCTGGCCGCCCGCGATATCTTCTTTCCAGGCCAGCACGCTTCCGATCGGAATACCTTTTGAGGCTATCTTCAGCACCAGTGCGGAGTCACCGATCCCGGCGTTATCGTCTCCGGCATCCATCGAAATAAACGAGTCCATCTCATCGGGCACATCGACAACACAAACCTCTTCAGGGTCACTATATGTGAGCTCCTGCTGGTGGGGATCAAGTCGGGTAAATTCAGCTTGTTCGTATGCGCCCGTTTCAAAGCCTGTCTCATCCACTTCTGAGGGGATGTCGCTTACAGGACGCCATAAAAGAGCATCAAAGCTATCAGGACTGGCTTTTATCAGTTTCATCCAGCTGTCGGCCAGAAGCTCATTAAGGCCGCTTTTAACACCGAGAGAGTGGCGATTACGTTCAAGCTTATCGAAATTGCCGGCTACGATAGGTTTTACAGGTAGGACGGGATCGATTGTCGTTTCTCCAATACATTCAGGCATTGGCACCAATTTATCTTCGGCGCCCCCATTGCCGCTGCTGGATGCGTCAGGCGGCATGGGCTCATAAAATTCACTATAAATTGTCACGGTCACTCCTTAAGTTTGTCTCTGACCATTTGCTCAAAGGCCACCAGCGCTTCGGCTTCTGTTTTCCCGCTCATTTTGAATGCAGCTATGACCATTTGCTTTCTAAGCTTCAGTTCGCTGGCTATACGGGTTTTAAGTAACTTATTCTCGGCGGCGGCTATGCGTGCTTTGTTTTCCGCTTGCTCGGCGCGTGTACGCTCTTCGGCACTTTGCTTCCGCGCTCGGCGGAGCTGCTGGCGGATCTTCTCAGTGGAGGCGTGCCCGCTGGATAATTTTTTGCCCATTGCCTCTTGCCGGCGCTTATAGGTGTCAAATTCGGCGCGGAGTTTCTTCTGGTTAATCTGCGTTGAGCGGTTTCTCTTGAGTTCTTTCTGATCATCAGCATCAAACGTCCGTGACGCGCGGTCTTCGCCGAAACCCACGCGGGAGGCCTGGCTTTCCATTTGGCGAGCAAGTAGGCGCTGCCATATCGACGACTGCAGCATGACCATGACCTTAAGGACGTGTTTGCAGCTGGTGCCTTTGAGCTGTTTGTTACGGATCTTCGGATAGGCAAATTCTTTCGGGGGGGCCAGTGCATAGTTGCCGACCGTCGCCATGTAGCGATACCAGTATTGGTGGCGGCCGCAGTCACAATCAAACGATACCCTGCCAGCGCAAACGGCTTTCATTGCCTTCTGGTAGGCCTGCGGTGAATGATCGGATTCGGTGAGGTGATCGTCCCATTCCTCAAGTCGAATTTGTACACGGTGTTCCTGATGAACCGAGGCGCGGGAGGCTTTTACCCTGAATGTTGCGACGTTTCCACGTATGCCTGTCATATTGGCATTCGTGATGCCGGTGTCGTCGCCCGTGCGGTTGTTGGCTCGGTCCACGTCAATTTTAAGCGCGCTGGCCACAAGCTGAGAATACATGATCCCGCTGGCACTGCCCGCGTGTCTGGCCTTGTGCTTTTGGCGGGATTTATCGAAGGCTTTGAGGTCATCCGCCGTGAAGAAAGTACCGCCTTGTTTTTTCCCCAGCGCGAGCAAACCTTCTAGTGTTTTATTCTTCATCCCTACAGGCGTTAGCGTTCGCCTGGCCCCGCGGCGGGAAACCCGCTGCGCTTTGCCAATCATATTGAAAATGGCGTTAAAACCGTGCTCATCAAGGCCTGACGTCAGATAGCGACCGGCGTCGTCGCGCTCGACCGTAACTTTTGGCATTACTCGATACCTCCGCCTTCTGAAAAATGCCTGATGCGTTCGCGTATCCAGGTTCGGGAAGGGAGGCGGATCTCGTTACCAACGGGCAGGGGGGAGGCCTCGTCATCGCCACCAGCCAGGAGGGTAATAACCCAACGTAGAATTTCCGTCTCATAAGCCCTGAATGCAGCGAGGTCTGGGCGGTATTGTTCGTCGGGCTGGATGGTATAGAACTTGCCTTCAGCACCGTAGTCGCCGCTTTGCGCAAGAATGGCGTTATACAAAAACGAACGGATGATCGGGTCTTCTAAATTTCTATCGTCCAGGCGGGAATATTCAGTCACAAGATGTTCCCCTTCCCGGTAAGTGGTGAGGCGAGTTTGGCCAGCCTCTCTGCCTCCAGCTTGTCATATGCGCTAAGCGTGTTCACCAGCGGTGCAATCACTGATGGCGTTCGTTCGCTGCGCCGGCCGCCAAACATTTTTTTGAGGTAGCCGATAGATGAGACGTCGTTGTAGGAGATACCGTAAACGGCCAGAAGGAGGAGGGCGATTTCCGGGGTTACTTCCGGCCAGTTAATGCGGTACATCGCCTCGCCCTTGCCGTCACGGTCCTCATCAACGATTGAAGCCGGAATATCGTAACGACCGGAGCAATCCGGGAAGGATATCGCCTGCTGGATGCCCAGCTCTTTGTAGTGTTCAAGTGCCACAACAATTACAGGCTTGCCGGTGGCAATATCGATTGAACCTAATCGGCAGTGGCTACCATAACGGCGTGAAATACGGGGCTGCGCTTCATCAATCAGAATAATGGCGTCGGCCATTGCATACCTGGAAAGCTCCTCCTTCAGCACGGCATCCATTTCTTTGCGGGATTTTGGTAATGTTTTGGCCCCCATGAAGTGCAATGTCTGGGATTCACTCGCGTAAACAGCTGTGGCGTACTGGCAGGGGGTGGTATTGAGTACAGCGGCAAAAATTGGTTTATTGCTCATGGCGGTCCTCATATGAAAAAAGCCGCACTAGGCGGCTTTTGGTATATCTAAGTTTTGGGTAAAGCAAAGAACTACATGGACAAAGGTAATGGCGGCTGGTGAAGAGAAAGTCTGCGCGAGCCCGGTGTGAATGTAATACAAGTTCCTCTCCCTTTACCAGCATTGATATAATATCTCATTTTAGGATAAGAGCAATTAAATTTTTTTGTCGCCTTCAGCAATAGTGACAACCATCTCAAGCAGGTCCAGTTGCGATCCGTTAAGACGTTCGAACTCTGCCTTCCCGCCGGTTGCCATATCGGCATGAACCGGCACCAGCCAGGGATATTGTGCTCTCATTGCCGCCGGTGCTGCATGCTGGTGGTGCCATTTGCACAGGGGGAGCTGCTTCTTGTGCGCTCCCGGCCTGGTCCTCCCATCAATGTGGTGTAAGGATACTTCATGGCTGATAACCCCATGCACGTAGCATGCAATGCACGGTAGGGAACCGATGGACTGAATGAAGCGAGCCTCTTCAGCTGTCGGTGTGCGGCCCTTAAGCCCCCTGGTACTTTGACTACGCACAGGCAAGGCGTTGAGCTTAGATTTTTTCTCGCGTTGTCGTGTCGCGCGCCGCTCGGCGGCCGCATATTGTTTCTCATACTGCCGCTTACGGTAATCAGGGTCTGCCAGGCGTTCTCGCTGGCGTTCGATCGCGCACGCCGTTGCTCGCTTTGCTGCCTCTAAAGCGTTCTGCCGTCGCTCTTCAATTGATTTAGCCATAACTTCCCGTTTATGATATTTGCGCAATGTTTAAATGCTGTAAGGCGTTTGATTACCCCCTGCTTTCCCAGGCGGGGGTAATATTTCATACCTGCTCCCACTCAGCGCCGGTGTCGACCGATACTATTCCATGACATACCCTCTCAAAGAGGTTTGACGGTCAATGATGTAAAAAACCACTTTAAGGCGATACTTGATTGTTTACATTGCGGTTTAATGGAGGAAGTTTTCCCTTTAAAATATCTTCCGGTAGCGTGAATGTATAATGCCCCAGCATATTGATATGGCCGTGTAGAAGTGGTGACAGCCGGGCAATATGTTCATCCTTCAGTGTTTTACCCGTTGTTGTCCTTATATGCGAAAGTGCTTCCTGTATGTAGAGTGAATTCCACAGCACCACTGCATTAGACAGGGAGTTGCATTTAAAACCGTAACGGAGAAGACAGCTATATCGAGACCAACATTTTTCAGGCTTAAAAAGAGCGTCAGAGACGCCTAGTCATAGGCAGGATAAAATAAATTCTGCGCGTTCTTCTACACCGCAGAGTGGTAATTTGATGAGTTCGTACCCGTGCCTGTTGTAAGACCCAACCATTTCATTGAATGTCTTAACCGCTTCCGGATATAACTGCTTACGCTCGGTATCCTGTACAAAAATTTCCTTCCAGGGCGGAGCGATAAATACTGCTCGTGCATAACGGAATAATTCAATTGCTCTTTCCACATGTGCCGGCACTGGCAAGTTTGATAGCGCCAGATAACCGGCAACGTCGGGAAGCCCTCTGTCAAAGAAAAATGGAGCTTTGCTTTCTTCTGCTGCATGCCAGGAACGTAACTCCCAGTTCAGCATCAACTCAGCAAAAGCTTCCCGATCTCCCCATGGTAGAGCATTTCCGCCGATTACTACCTGATCCCGGATTATTGCGCGACCGGCCTCAGTTGCAGTTGGGAAACCTTTTGCGCGCAGAGAGTCCAGCAACTTACTTTTACCTGACCCCGGACCACCGGTAATAATAATTCTTCTTTTGTTTTCAGAAAACATAAAAATGCTCCTGTTTACCGCAAAAATAGCATGTAGAGAGCAGGTTATTTCATCATAGCCTGACGAGGGCATTAATGATTTTCATCATTAATAACATGAGCTTATCTGATTAGCGTGGTTTTTTTACACGATTGACCTTCAAACCCCTCAAACTCTTCTTTGTACGGAATAGCCGTAGGGTGCTGCTGTCCCAGATAATGTCGATGCCCAGCAATGAACGCAGCTGGGCATGAGCAATATGAACTGTAGTCAATACCTTCACCTTTACGCGCCGTGCGTACACCGTCTACCCATGAAGTGAGAAAATCCGTTCGATCGGCCAGCTCAATTGCTGGTGGGGAGCTTTCTTCTACAAGAGTGAGAATGCTGGGATAACGCCTAGGCATTACCTGTCACATCCTCTCCCCAATAGTGGCCAATGGATGGGTCGACAAATGAAATGTCCCTGGTTACTATCCGACTAGAAATTATACTTAATACCCAGTGTGGCACTGGTATCACTATACCCTTTATCACCTACCTGTGTACCGACATTACCCCATAAATTGACACGTGGGTTAATTTGTCCTTCAATGCCCACTTTAACCTCGCCAATATTACGAGCCCCTGCCTGACTGATTCGTGCTCCGTCCATTGTTGCACTATAGCTACGTGTATTATGCAGCCAGTTCGCTTCAATAAACGGTTCGAACTCTCGCCCTTTTCCTTCATCAATAGCATTGTGGCTCTTGAGATAAGTCCTTAAGCCAAGGCGCGTTTGAACATTTCCGTCTCCGTCGCTACTGACTCGCGTACCGTTGGCCTCTCTGTGGTCGTCTGCTTTCACGCCCATCCAAGTTGCTTGTGCTTGAGGTTGAATAAACCATTGGTTCAGAGTTCCATGGCTACCCGAAAACTCCCCCATCTTGAAGGTGTAACCACTTTCTAATGAAGCAGTGAACCCTTTAGATTTGTAAGATTCTTCAGCAAGTTCCTGTCCGTTCACGTGGTTGTTAAACCAGCTGTACTGGAGCCAGCTATCAACATACAAGCCCGCTTTATCAGCATCATTTGCAAACCATGTACCGTAGATGCCTGCGCTGTAACCATTGACGGAACCCTTCGAACTATAATCAGTCACTGAAGAATGGGTATTATTATGATTATTGCCATAACCAGCCATCAGACCAAGATGACCACGGTCAAGTCCATCTGAAGACCATTGAGCTATATCTCCGCCCAATTGTGCAACATAACTATTGCTCTGGGTTTTTAATTGGCTACTACCATCGCGCCAGTTATTATGACTACCGACTTGTCGTAACCACAGGCTGGTGACCTTTTTTTCACCTGTCAGAGCATCTACGTATTGGGTTTCACCAAGACGGTCATGGAGGGTTGTGTTGAATAGTCTGTTTGCTGCGGCAAGGTTTTCTACGTAACTTCCGCCTTCAGGGCGAACATTTGGGTTAACAGGGTCAACAGGATCGACAGGGTCAACAGGGTCAACAGGGTCAACAGGATCGACAGGCTTTGTATTTGTTAAATACCAGTTGTTGCTATTGCTTCCGGTCCCACGAACCAGAGAATAGTCATAAGCTCCAGCGACTATACGACCAGCCTGTGTAAAAATACCATCAGATTTGCCGTTAACATCGATAAGCTCAATACCATTCAGAGTGTAATCACCAGCACCACCGGCATTCGTTACGCTGACAGAGGTGTTTCCTGAAGTATCGCCTGCGATCACCAGCTTGTCGGTTACAGAGCTATCGTTTCCTAGTGTGGTATTGAACTGTAAATGCCCATTGTCACCGATGTAATTTCCATTCACAGTTAAAGTGGTACCAGCAACAGGATTATTGTTTGCGTCGTTGTGTCCAATAACAACCGTACCGCTGTTGGTCAATTCTCCAATCTGGTATTGAGATGGCAGTGGTGCGCCGACTGATGCTCGTGAAACAGCATCATTTTGTCCAAGGTATAATGTTCCCTGGTTATTTACTTTCCCTGTACCGATAGCTTGATTAGCAAGCATTCTAACTACACCATCAGAAGCTATAGTGGTATCAACAGACATATCCGAGTTATCGCTACTTATGGTAAGAGTGCCCCCGGTAACGTTAAGACTGCCTTCACCAGTCATCGCACCGTCAACCTGCCCATTGTTTACTGTCAGAGCCCCTTTGCTAAAATCAAGTGTACTGCCTGACTCAGTGACCAGATTCCTTAATGTTTGGCTGTAACCATTCATATCCAGATGCGTCCCGTCAGCCAGATTGAGCAAACGAGTGTTGCCCAGTACATCATTGTTTCCCATTTTTAGCCCGCCAGCGGTTACCCATGTGGCGCCGGTGTAGCTGTTCCCGCTGTTGGATAATGAAACATCAGTATCTGTATCTATCCTGAGGTCACCATTGCCTACTACCTGAGCACTGAGGTCTGCTGCATTGCCAGTATTACCGTCTGCCGTTAGTGTTAAAGCATTATCTCCCTGTGCCAACAGCTCAACTTTGGTTAGACCATAATTTATATACAGGCCGTCACTATTGTCACCGCTTGTAAGACGATAATCATAGGTGCCCTGGGCAACGGTCTCTCCGCCTTGAGTGATATTGTTTACAACAGCATCAGATATTACATTACCATTTTGATCTATTAGGTTAAGATCACCGCCGCTACCTGTTATTGTTCCTGTGCTGTCGGCAAGCTTAACCATAACCCCGGCATCATCCTGTTGAAGTAGAGGACGCGTGCCATCCGGCGCATGAGGTATGTTGTCAAAACTATCGCTGTCAGTAATTTGAATAGACCCTTTGCCAGTTAAGTCTAGGTTCTTACTCGTCTCTATAAAATTATCACTTGTAGTACTTCCTGGCGAAATATCCCCGAAAACGAGTGTTCCACCATTAAAAGCTAACCCACCGATGTTTTGGGTACCACTGCCGACAGTTGTCGTGTTTTCATTTCCAATATGCAGTGTGGCATTTACCAGGGTGGCTGTATTCACGCCATCTAATACAAATTTATTCGTTTCGAGGAGAACGTCGCCTGAGAATTCATTGCCAACGGAAGATGAAAAATTAAAATCGTTGCCATCATTTTTTGCAGTTAGCTGACCATCGCCAGTAAGTTTATTATCAAATGAAAATGAATCATTTGTATCTGCAATTAAAGAACCATTTTCGGCAATGTTTATACTACCACTACCAAAATTATCATGGCTATTAGTCGCATTCTGAGCTGATGTTGCTACACCAACAACATTCCAATTACCGGCGTAGATGCTGTTGTCACTGACGATTTTCGCATCCCCCGAAACGGTTGTGTCGCCACTACCACTCAGAGTATTGGTGAACTCAGACCCATCAGTATAGGCAATGTCTAAACCTTTAGTTATATCACCAGGGTCAGTATTAACTACCACATCCCCACTTCCCAGTGCCTTGCTGTCCGCAATCGAAAGCAGGCCACCATTGATGACCGTGCCGCCATTATAGTTTGACGCGGCGCTTAATGTTGTGTGTCCTGACTGCTGCTCGACGCTTCCCGCCCCATCAATTGCCACATCAAATACATAACCACCTGCACCGATTTCAGTTGGTTTATTATTGTTGAAAATGACTTTATTATCGCCATCACCTGACATAGTGATGCTTTTAGCAGATATGCCTGCCGGAGACCCATATTTTGAATCACCAATATAAAGATTTACGGCACTACCATTCACACTGCTAAGATTGATATCTTTCTCACTGGTTACTTTAGCACCATGGCCAAATATTACATCAGTGGTGTTACCACTAACTGTTGATGAAATATTAAAGGCACCAAGAGTGGTTACACCGGAACCTCCAGCATTGATGATTTGCAATCCTGTGTTTCCAACATTTTTACCGATCACATTGATATCACCATTGACATTTACAACAGCGGAATAAATCCCTGCGGTAGTGCTAACGGAGTTAATATCAGAAGATAATTTAACATTATTTGTTAATGTTAGATCACCGCCAACATTAATACCTCGTGTGCTACTATCATTACTAACCAGAAGCGAACCATTGGTTGTGTCGAGATAAAGATTGCCTCCAACATTAAGGTTTGAATTTCCTGCTAAAAGGAAGCTACCCCCGGTCTTGTTAATGACAGTCATATCATTGACGACATTAATGTCAGCACCTAGTTCTGAATTACTTGGTTTATCAATGAATAAATCGTTTTTGTCAGCTTCAAGATCAATACTATTTGCGTTCAGTTTTGCTGTGGAAGTTGAAGAACCAAACATCCAGATTGTGGCGTCCGTTGCGCCAGGAGCAGTTTTTAAATCACCGATAGATAACGTTCCTGCTGAGCCACCAGACTGTTCACTGGTCAACCCCCCAACTTGAGCACCGCCTATTTGTAATAGACTATTGTTGCCCATCTGCAGGTTGCCAGTATTGCTAGCAGTTAATGAGCCACCATTGATCCATAAAGAAGTATTTCCCCCACCCGCTGGAGCCATATTCAAAGTAGTGTTACCAGATGAGTTGGAAACAGTAACATCTGCACCAGCGTCCACTTGAACGGTTGCCGTCGTGTTCCACTGCATACCATCAGTGATTGACGTAGATGAGTTAAAATCTGTATAACCATTAATATCAATCGCATAAGCGTTGCTGGTCATTGCAAGAAGTGCTGCTGCGGTTGCGAGGGCCATGGATCTCGTTTTGGCTTTTGAGGACGAACTTTTAGTTTTCCCTTTTCCAAACTCTGAAACAACAGTCCATGCCATTAAAGAATGATTCCAGACAATATTATAAATGAGATTCATATTTTGATAAAACCTTCAGAGGATGATTATACTGGCCGATGGAGGAGGCGACACTGGCTGAACATCGTAAAGCCATTGAGAACAACAAGGATAGTTCATGTACCACGAAGGTGGTATTCCAATGTTCACTAAACATACATTACCTCAATAGTGTAGCCACTATCAGACGTATTCTGTGAACATATAGAACTAAAAAAAAGATCAAAACGCAACTAATTGTCATACAAATTAGTCTGCTAATGATTTTTTGGGAAAGGACATCAATAATTAACTAATTGTTTTATTTGATATTACCTCAAGCAACAAGACTAACCGAATATAGGAAAAAACAATCGTAAACCAATCCATGTGGTTTCAAAAATTAAATTATGTTCTGACTAACCAATCTATTGAGACCATAGCCATGTTGAATAGCATTGTGCATCCACCCTGTAGACCCGCACTCTCCGTTGTTAGCAAGCCGAAGCTCTACCCACAAAACTAAACTGTAGTGCCCTATTGGTCTTTTACTCGTCCATCAATTAACTGTGTGCATAATATCGTTATGTTTTTAATTTTCAAACTTCGCGACAACCAAATTACATCATTTAAGATCTTTCTGGGAAAAAGTCCATTTATTCCTATTCTCATAAATGATTTTTTTAACGAAATAATTATCTATTTTATCTTACTACTGATAAGGAACAGTGCTTATATCACCTGGTGGCATCCCACAGTGGCCGGAATTCTGATATTGGTTTGGAGTCTTACAATGATATAACAAATAAGTCGAGAAACATTTAGTATTACTTTATTTCGTCATTTGCATTTTTCTCATTTAAATCAATAACATAAGACATTTCATCCCGTAACTAACTATATTTTGAATCTTAAAGATGTTTTTCATTTAATCTTTAAAAATCATGTGATTATGTTCTTTTGGATTTTGATTGATAACTATTCCCTGAAGGTTTTTGTGATATTGATTTGCATTATTCCTATTTTTTGTTTTTTATATACACCGAACTTTGTTTTTAATTAATGAGATTTAACATGCTGAGCCAATGATTATCATCCAGTCTACGAAAAATTATTAACATTGTTTATATCATTTGCCACTTAACTTACGGGGGCCCTCACGAGGCGGGCTAGTACTTTTAAGATGCATGAAAAACATACTACGAACGAGTGTTGCTATGCGTATCATTTCTGATAATCTGTATCTACACGCAGGACTGTCTTTTTTAGTCGAAAATTCATTACCAGAAGCCAAAACTAAACGATTGGTATTCATTGATACTACATATTTAGCAGAACTTACTGCTGCTGATTTTGACGGGTTCGTTATCTATATCACCCCGAAGAGATTTAATACCGGTTGGGAGACGATGTTCTACACCGAAGTCAAAAAAGGTGAGACCATAGATATGACGATGCCTGTTACAGATATCAGAGAAAAAATCGAAAGGTTTGTATTTTTCGATGATGTACCCTTAGGTAGCATACAGCCTCAGTTTAGATTAACACAAAAGGAGGCATCGACAATAAAATCCATTGCCTGCGGAATGACTCCTGATAATTGTAGTAAGCTTACTGGCATTAGCATCAAGACTATTAGTTCACACAAAAGAAGCGCCATGGAGAAACTGGGGCTAAAGACTCAACAGGAATTATTTTGCACCCTAAGGTTATTAATGAAATATACTAAGGCCATGCATGTGAATTGACTTAAAATTGCCCCGTCAATCCTATTTAATTAGTTTTTTAGTTTGCTGAGTCAAACTCACATTCCGTTATTTTCCTCTATTATCATCTCGATTCTGGTAGCCGGGCTGCATCTACGCTTGTCTGTTGCCGAGCAGGACCGTCGCTGCAGAGGTTAATTGGAGTACTGATAAATGAAACGTTTACGCTTATCACATCCGCCTGCGAACACAGCCTTCTCTCCGGGCCTGCGCCGTCTAACCTGGCTTAATATCGCCATGCAGGCAGTATTTCCCTTGGCGGTTGCCTTCACTCCAATGATGGCTGGGGCCGGTGTCGCCCCTGCCGGAAGTGCTCTTGAAAAATGATGCTTTCGCGAATGATATAGCAGAACAAAATAGTGATGAGCAGACACAGAAAGTGTCCGGGTATGCTTAACAGGCGGGCAGTTTTTTGAGTTCCGGTGCCGCTACGTCCATGGCCCGCGGCATGGCTACGGGAGACGTGGGAGGAGCTCTTCAGCAGTGGCTGAGCCGATTTGGTTCCGCACGCGTTTAATTGGACGCGGATAAAAACTTCTCCTTGAAGAATTCCCAGTTTGAGCTGCTTCTTCCATTGTATGAGCAGCGACAGGATTGTCTTTACTCAGGGCAGTCTGCACCGCACTGACAGCAGAGCTCAGGCTAATTTAGGAGCCGGTGTCCGCTACTTTTATAATTCCTAGATGTTCGAGGCCAACACCTTCCTTGATTACGGCCTATCCCGCGACCACGCACGGGCGGGGCAGGTCTTGAATAATGGGGTTCATGAAGAATTAAATAATCCTGAGCGGTCAGGTTAATCAAAATAGTCCTGCATCATTTTGAACATGGCACCTTCGGCCGCGGCTTGTTTACGTATATAGCGTTGCACTGTTTTGGCATCGCGCCAGCCTCCGGCTTCCATGATGAGCGGCTGGGCTACGTTGCTGGCCGCCATATCCTGGGCGGCGCCCACGCGGGAACTGTGGCCTGTCCAAGTCTGGTATCTTTCTCCGGCTTCACCCAATTCCCCATTTTTGTTTAGCGCCCCCCAGCCCGCGGAGAAAATTGTCCGAAGGCCATCGGTAGTCATCGGCTTACCGCTCGGCATGGCTTTGTTGTATTTATTCACCCGACAAAACATCGGCTGCCTCGGCTCATTTGTCAGCTCTGCCAGCATTAGCCAATGCCTGATCAGGTCTACGCACCATTTAGACAGGTATTTATACTCACCGTCGCCCGAAAGGTTTGTTTTGGTCCGGGCGACATAAAGCAGACCGGTGCCGTCGGGGTTAACGTCCAGATCGCCGACAACAAGCCGCGACATTTCGGAGATTCGCAGCAGCGTATGAAAGGCAACAGAGAGAAAGGCCAGGTTGCGAGCCTGCGTGAGGGAGGTTTTGTCATTCCAGACCATCATTAGCATTTTGATGTGGTCACGGCGAAGCGGGATCGCCTGGCCGATTGTTTCTCCATTCTCTACTGCGTTGCGGCGAATTTTCTTCAGCACGCGCTGCACCGTCGGGCTGGCCGTTGCGGGGATAAGTCCGGCGTTCTTTTCTACCATAGCGATTAGCGCCGCGTGGGTTGAAATGCTGTTACTCGCCAGGCGGGTAGATAGCTCCTCGAGGTAATTTCTGAGCGATTCCGGCTGCACTGGAAGTTGCGCTACGCGATTTCTGACGCACCACGCGGCCCATTGTCCCCAAACATTTACGAGAGCGCGCCAAGTTTGTTCAGAATATGCACCGCGATCGGACTCAAATGCCTCAATATTTGCCAGCACAGCATTCAATTCAGTCGTAAGTGGTTCGACCACAGGCGACTGGCTGCCATCAAAAGGGGCTGGAAGCGTATTTTTAGAGGTCATATCGTTACACCGTCACGTTTTGAGACATAAGGCTTTGAAGAGCGGCTGGCCGTTCTGGAATCTCTTCCTTTATATAGCTACTCATCAAACTTTCAGAATCAAACTCGCTACGACGTTTACAGAAACGTAACGGCCAGAAATTAAGTTGAGCCATTTCTTCACATAACCAAAAGGAGTTATGCGTCATTTATAGGCTGCTGCTAAATCCTGAGATTCTTAACTTAGTATAATGCCACTTATACTAAGTTAAAGCGATTTTGAATAAAACTTGCCTTTTCCGTACACGTTGTAACATTTGACGCCCATTTGGACATTAAGCGGCATTCGACAGGATTCTGATACGTCCGTCTGGGGTAACATAGCGTTTCATTATTTCCTTACGTAATGATTCACTTTGTCATTTTTCAGAAGAGTTCACGATGTTCACAACCTTTACACCGACCCAAATTGATGAGCAGCGCCAAAGACTAAAACTTGCGATTGATGATCCCGACATGTTACCGATGCTAACCGATCATCTCCTCGCCGTTGGAGACTTTAACCCGGGAACCGAAAAGGAAGCGCGGTTGTTACGAAAGCAGATGGAAACTTGCATCGTTAACTCATACGCCTTAAGCGCAATTGGTGCTCATGTTTCTATCCAGGCCGCATAGACCACGCCAACCGCAAATTGGTGATCCATTCCCATTTTGCGGTTATTTACCCCCGTTAATACGTCCAAACAGGTAATTCGTCCTAAAAATTCCGCCTCCCGCCACGCAGCACCCCCTCATTTCAAAAGTTTGCTTGCTTTACTCACTACACTGCCGATAATGACCATTGGATACTAAACTCCAGTTTTATTCCGTACACATTCAAGCAACGACTTTGGAAGAATTATGTCGGTCGATAACACACAAACACTCCAGCAACTTTATGAATCTTTCCTCGAATTCCGAGACGGTTTGATGGCGAAGGCTATTGAACGCTCAGTGTTTTCTTCAAAAGGTTCCGACGGAGTAGAGTTTCGCCCTGTAGTGATCATTGAATCAGAGGACGATTATCGTTACTGGCAAGACCAGTTTGCTACATGGAAGTCTTACGCAAATAAGCTTAAAGAAGGCAGGCCGCTGATTTACCACGATACAAACCGCCAGGTTCATCCTCTGCCGGAAATTGTGAATAACATCACTGCCGTGACCATCCAGCTCTCGTCAGCAACCAGCTCGAAACGCTGGACAACCGCAGGCATCATTAAAGTGTTGCTGCAGCGCCGTGATGCGACACTTACGAAGCTCCCGCCGGAGCCAGAGCTGGTGGATGCTTATGAAGCAGAGATTGAGCGCTTTGCCGCCTACGCAGATGATTACGAGTTCATGCTTCGTCGAACCGGCTACGAGGATACTATTCTTCAGCTCAAAGATAATGACGGCCAGGTCGCGAAATATCATGTGTCCCGTTTCGGCGCCTTCATCTATAACAACGGCAATAAGATCGTCGTAAGCGAAGCCGCAGCGCGAGCCCGCAAATCCATTTATGACACCCTTGAGCCAATCCCATGCATGGCATTTCTCAGCGGCGCGCTTTACGCGATTCCTGATAATGAAGCTGCATTGAAAAAATCCAAGCAGGAAGCGGCCAAGGCTGCCGGTGTTAAACGGATGAAACGTAAAAACGATGAGAAAGTCGCGTCAGCTAAGGCGGCGCAGTCTAAATCCAACGTTCGTACCGGTGAAGAACAGGAATAACCACCAGCCGCCGTCAATGGGCTCAAATTTGTTGAGCCCATTTCAATCCTAAGCTGCTCCGTTCAGTTCCGCCTTCAGCCATTCCTCAATATTGTTTCGCTCAGCCGCTACCTCATCATTCAGCACTTCATTAGCCGGTATATAGTGCGCCAGGTGCGCAAAACAGTGTGTATCCCAATGGTCGGGGGAAGGAATGTTGTGTTTAGCCCGCATTTCTTTTTTCGGCATAATTGCCCACTGGCCAAGCTCGTTAATGCCACACGGAATCTTACTGGCCTCACTGATCGTTTTGGTATTGGCGGTTAGCCGATGGCGTCCCTGCTTAACGGCATCTCGGGCCATAATGTTTGCGTAAGCCCTTTCATTCTTGAACCGCTTCTTGTCGTCGGTGCTGTGCATTGGCCTCCCCCAGCGTATACGCTGCACGCGAAGCCCTGAACGCTCGGCTATTGTCGCAGTATCAGCACCTACACCGTCGCCATCGATAACCACCGTCATGTTTGGATACAGCTCTGGGCGACACTGGCCAACGATATACTGCCCAAAACTGATAGGATCGCAGGTCCCCGGCATTTCTATCTCAGCATGCGGTACAACGCGCCGTTTCATACGATAGCCGCTTACCTTAAAGATGGAGATAACGCTCTTATCGCGACCGTTCCCCACGTCACAGCATGCAATCCAGCCCCAGCCCCTCTTCAGCCTAACCTGCCGGCGCGCGGCAAGGTCACACTCATGGCGGCCCAGCAGGTAGCCCGACACATTTTGAGGGAACTGGCCCAATACCTTGATCTGATACTCTGGCGCGTCCCTGCCCCCATATTCCACCATCTTATCTTTGATGAATTTTACGGTAACGAGCGGAGACTCTTCCGAGTTGAGCACAATTGCCGTGTACTCTCCGTCCGGGTTCTCCTCGGACTTCGCCAGGCTGTGATGTGACTCATAGAAATGTCCAGTTGGGCGGGTTGGCTGTGATAGTAGCAGCAGCCGGTTATCAGTTTGGGTGAGCGCGCCGCGCAGTACGCTTAGCGCCTTGTCTGACAGGCCGCTGGCTTCATCGACAATGATAAGCAAGTGATCGGCGTGCTCGCCGGCTAACGCTTCTTCATTACCCAGGCGGTAGCCTTTCCCCTGGACGCTCCAGACACCTTTGCGGGTCCTTTCGTAAAACATGGTGTCCGTGACAACAAAGTAATTTTGAAGCCATGGCGCTCGTTTTATGCAGGTATTCCAGTTCTCTTTGAGGTATTTGAAGACACCCGTTTTAACCTGGTCCAGTTTGTTGGCCACCAGCACGACACGGGCGCCCGGAAAGGAAAGCATAAAGCACAGTAGCATGATCGATGTCATGTCCGATTTACCGGTGCCGTGCCCGGAGGCTACTGTCGTTCGGCTGCCTATTTGCTGGACCGAGTCAATTATCTCGTCCTGCTGGAATGTTGGGTATTTACCAAAAAGTTCTGCGGCCGCCAGGTGCCAGTTATAGCGATAACGCCGGACAAAATCGCGGTAACGAATATCGGTAGTGACACTGCGGATCTTGCGAGCCATTACTCACTATCCTCATGCGCCGCTGACGAGTAATACTCGCTCGTTGCCTCATCGTCCCAATCATCATCATCGTCGTCGTCATCCAGAAGTATTCCTCCCTCATGCAGGAGGCCTTCTGTATTTACGTCACCGAAGCCCTTTTGATCGGATAGCAGCTGAATCTCTTCACGGCGCTGAGGCAAGAATTCGTTGAGCTGCCTTGCCCGCTTCCGGGCGTATATCTGCGCCTCGTCATCGAGCTGTTCGTCGCTCCACTCTTCCCCCAGATCAATCTCCGGCTCAATGAGGCGCAGCTCGTTAGCCATCATCTTCTCAAGTGCTGGTGGCACACGTACCCCTTGAGCCTCTATGTATGTGGCCGTATCGATAGCCGACCAGTCTTTCTCTTCCTTCAGCCGGAACGCCTCAATGACTACACGCCGATCCAACGCCTTTTGCTCCTCACGAAAGGCTTCCCGCTTTGCTTTGTCCCGGCTTTGCTTAATCTGGATGAGGGTCCGTAGGCTACCCGCAAGCGGCTCCGCCGTGCTGGCGATCATGCCGAGCTTTTTTACTTCTACCGGCGGGCCACCACTATCTGCATCTTTATCGCCACTATCTGATGAGTTATCCAACGCCTCGAGCGCCTCATCCCGGCAGGAAGAAATCAAATGGACGTGGGCCACCAGGTGAGCGAAAGCGTAATCCTCAAGATTTTCAACCAAACCATTGTCGATCATGGCCTGGGCCTGGAGTATTTCGTCAGGCGTAAGCTGGGTGTATACACCGCTGGTCATGCTGGCCCGGTTACCTGGCGCGAACGCACGCCCACGGGGGCGGTTCTTTTTTGCAGGGATCAGTTTTGCGCTTTTGGGTATCTGATCCCCTTTCGCTGGCAGCAGTGTGCCGGATGTGATCTCATCGTTTATTTTGCTGTTTTTTCTGGCTTTTTTAGTTCTTGATAGTTTCGAAAACGAGGGATCATTCTTCGGATCATTTACTGGATCAGCTTGAGAGTGATCTCGGTCTGTTTTCCGAAGGTGCTTGCGGGCAGTATTGGCATTGAGTCCGTGCAGCTCAGCATAAGCGGCAATAGACAGGCCACCGTTGGCAGCTGCCATGGCTGAGTATTTTTTCTTATGCTCTTCCCAATTCACTGTTTTATTGCCTACAGCTAGTTATCCTAAACGTTGGCTTTATTCTATTAGATAAATACCCATGAGTGTGAATAGCGTGGTTTGACGATGTGGCCGGTTCAGTGCAGCGTGAATTTGCTCTAATTAATTGCCTAAAAGTCTATGTCGTCACTGTCTGCTGGTTGTTCCAGGGTAATAGGTGGCGGCGTAGTTAGAACTGGTAACTTTCTATATGTTAAAGCTGAGCTTCCCCCAGTCTTTGGAAAGAAATAAAACGAGTCATGAAAGAGTTCTGTTGTGTAAAATTCCACCGATTTCTTAGCCATATGATCCATCAGCCCTATGTGAAGCAAATAAGTCAGAGCCTTATTCAAGTCGGGCAAGGTACAATTTAGTTTGTCGCAAATCGTCTTCTTCCTTGCCAGTGTGTACTCGTATTTATTGTCTCTCGCATACAGAAGGTACAAGTATGCCTGAAGAGCAATGAGCTCGAATGGATAACGATTGTGCATGGACTGGAACGAATTTATGTTTTTTTCTTCATCTACTAATCCTTTAAATGGCAACTTGCACCACCCATCATTGAGCTTACCATCTACATCGACGGTATAGATTTTCTTCCTTGGTGTCATACATAGGTTCTTTATAAGCCCCTTTTTAAAAAGGATTTTTAACCCCTCGCTTACAAGAGAGCGGCTCAGCGAAGCGATCCTGGTAAGCTCAGTGAATGTCAGACAGACAGTCCTAACTCCGTTGAGCTCTTCTTTACCAAAGAGGCAAAACACAATGTAGATTTTGAGAGCAGCAATCGCCTTCGCTGTATCAAGAGTATTAAACTCAGTGATGCGTGAGCCGATCCAAAGAGATGGCATTTTTTTCCAAAAAAGCATTGGCTATCTCCTCAGCGTAATCTGTAAACCAAAAGCAATATTGCTACTGCAGTTACTAGTTGAGTAAGGGCAGGAGCAATCTGACCGACCCTCTCCAGCAAAGCGACAATTTCTGCCATATGTTTAATCATTTTCTGCCCCATAAGTTGTCTTTGATGGGGTGATTATTTCATTGTTTTAATGCTTTGTGTTTAGAGTCTAAGAATCTATCTAGAAAGAAGATATCATGCATATGATTACATATCTAGATGATAAATATGATCATTTAGTTTCATTATGGTACTACAGGATACTTTAATATGGTTCACGGTGAACCATACATTTTGGAACGAACCTATTTTTGACCTTACCAAGCAAAGCCGTTACAAATGATTTATGTCATATTTATGTCACGCCAAACGTTGACGACAGCAGCTCATATTTGCCAGAATGGTTAACGCAGCACAGAAGCTGCGCTTACACGTTTGAACATTGCAAAGGACAAACAAATGACTGACAAAATCACGCTGGTTGCTGTTGATGGCGGCTCAGGCAACATAGCTATCCGCTTTAAAAACGGGGCGGGTGAAGAGCAAGAAAGTATTACCCCCGCAAGAATTCGCAGAGGTGTAACGAAGAAGAATAACCGTGACTCCGTAACAGCTTGGGAAACTGTAAACGGTGAGACGTATTCGACTGAGGGGGCAGTAAACAATCAGGATGTTATCGATACCTGCGATCCGAACTATCAAACCAGCGATGCTAACCGCGTGTTGGTCATTAACGCCCTGGCTCAATCCGGGCTTGCCGGCAAAGACATCGTAATAGGCGACACGCTTCCGGCAGCGCAGTTTTATAGCGATACCGATGCTATTAACCGCCCCTTGATTGCGGCGAAAAAGGAAAGTCTGCGCCAGCAGCTGAAGAACGTTAGTGGCGACATCAAAGCGCCGGTTATACGGGACGTCATTATTTTTCCTGAAGCTGTCGCGGCGTATGCGGCTTGCACCACCGACGAACGTGGAAAAACGCGGCCTGAATTTGTAGGTGTTGAAAAAACGCTGGTTGTAGACCTGGGGCGCTTTACATGCGATATCGCGGTTGTCACCCCTGATAAAACGATAATCTCCCGGCGCACATCAGAGAATGGCGTCCAGAAGATGATTCAGCGCCTCCATATGCTCTTGCAGAAGAATGAGGCGGCTCTGGGCCTTACCGAGGCCAAAGAAATCAATCTCACGGCTTTGGACGACTATATCAATCTTGGCTATATAGGTTCGAAAGCCGCGGCACGGGAAAAGGACCGGATTGATATTAAGCCCCTTGTCCATCAAGCTGCAGAATCCCTCGCTCTCGATGTGTTCAATGACATTCGTAGCACTCATCGCAACCTGATTGATATTGACGTCGTGCTCTTCGTCGGCGGCGGCGCCAATTGGCTAGGCGGTAAGCTAAGCTATCTCCCAAACTTCGCAGAAAACTGGCATTCTTACGTTTATATTCCTGACGAGCCCCAAATGGCTAACGTGCGTGGTGTTTATCGCGAACTGATAGCCTATGAGGACGAAATTATTGCTTCCGTTCTGGAAAAATCAGAGGGGATAGCCACCAGCTAAAAGGTGAACAATGACAACAACAAGGGCAAGAACACTGGTTCAGTTTGATTTTAATGACTACCAGACGCAGGACGTTGCTATGGGCCGATTTTATGCCGAATACAAAGGCACCAACCGCCGGTCGTTGAAGTCGAAAATGGCTACTGATGTGCTGCAGGCTGGATCGTTGTTACGAGAAGCAGACCTGTGCGCTCTAATGGACCTGATAGACAAGCCCCAATACGCCGCAGCATCAGTGACTGAACGTCGCAAAATGATTCTGTCGATGATAAACGGTGCGTTGGGCTTGTTCGGGGATGTTGAGCCACCAGCTACGCCCGCTGAACAACCAACACCCTCAGTAGCGGCTATCAGCAAAAAAGATGAAAGCGAAATTAACGAGGTAAATGAAAAACCCGCTCATAGCAAGAAAGGGTTCCTCGGCGCTTAAGTTCTGTTTAACCAGCCCCACCATTACTACTAGCGGTGGGGCTTACTCTCTAACAACCCCACCAGCAACTGATCTACTCACATTAGATTTCTTTTGAGGCTAGCTTAAATTTTTTTGAAATTAAGCTCATAAATATCCTATAGTCGGATTGTGGACACGAAGTCCCAATTGTGCGGTAAGTGCAATTTTTATCTATGGAGAAATATTATGAATGGTTCAATTACAACCATAACAAAGCATAGCTATATGAGCTTAGAAAAACGTTTGAAGGAGATAGCTCGTGCCTGGCGGGAGTTGGAAAAATTCGGACGTTCGGTGTGGCGAGATGAATTAATGAGCAAGCTATTAGCTGAATTCGTTCGTCTAATACCGCAAGCCAAATACTATGGTTTTATTACAGATAAAAAATAGATTCGATCTGGTTTTTTAAGGGGTGGAAGCCCCTTTTTTAAGCATATGAAGACGCGAGAAGCGGATTGACTAACATTCTGCCCAAGCATCGTCTTTGTATGCAGCCCCCATTGGGAGGCTGCATTAGCATTCTTACCTGAACATTAACGAGCTTCCAGGTAATCCAGGATGGCCATGATAATGACCAACACTGCTTGCACGATTTTTAAAGCTAGTACCACCATAGTGTCACCAATTTCGTGGTTCTCACCTTCCCGTGAAAGCCCTTGGGTTTTCATTCACGGTATGTGTGCATCGTGCTGACAGATACACTCGCGGCTCGAATTGGTTTGGGCTCAGTTCCCGCATCACCAGGAACTGGAAAATCTAAATACTCTTTTTTTTTAGTCTGTTAGTTCAGCCGAACAAAATAATCCCGCTAAAAGTTTGTCGTTCTCTGCCCGTATACGTTAATCTTACCTCGCTGGCAGATACACTCGCCGAAAGTGACGTTCGAAGCTTTAGCTGGAAATTTCACTTTAAGAAAAGCCTGGACTCATCATCCGGGCTTTTTTTTATCCAAAATTCCCAACAATGATTCTTTCTTATAGATAAATACTATATATAGGTGTCTAACCCTATGTCATTGCCTATATGCTGAGTATTCTAGTAACTAATCGGCTGAGAACAAGTATTAATTTCGCCGGGGATTTGAGGTTGTGACAGGCTGAAATTCGCTAAGTCCACGGCACATAAGGCCCGTAGGATTTGTCAATGGGATGCAAAAAAAATGATAATTTTGATCGAATGCTGATTTCTTAAACTTTATGGATAATCGGGTTACGTACTTTTACTCAAAACAGTTATTCAAACCTTTCAAATAAATTTATCCATGCTCTCCGGCAATTATCATCAAGCACTTTTCCGAACATTTCGGAGTAGCCGATCCAGCATATGCATCATTGGCACATACTCGTCCGGTCGTTGTCTTTTCTTTCTCGGCTTGTTCACGTCCATGGCCAGACGCGTTTTCATGTGTCGGAAGTATTTCTCTTTGATGGATATCAGCCGGAACTTGTGCGGCCGCCCACTCTGGCAATGACATACCGCGTTCGCGGAAGTTGAGAATTCCAGGCAGCGGTTATAGACCGAGGCTTGTTGAACCTGGTGATCGGGATACCGAACCTGAAGAATGTCAGTTAGCTGGCGGGCTGTAACGTAATCGCCAAGCTCCAGCATTAGCGCAGATATTTCCCTGCTTGTAATGTTGGGTTTGCTGACGATCATGAAAGCTCCTGGCGGTTTAATCACGGTGGCTAATGTGGGGGTGACAATAATACCTCTTATCCTAAACATTGAATTTATTTTGTCAAAATTAAGGCGTAAAAAAAGGCAGAGCCTGAGCTCTGCCTGTGAGTTTATTCCTTCTATGCGGCTACCTTACCGTGTTCTGCTTCCCATTCCTGAACACGCTTTCGGCCCAATGCAATAGCAGCACGCGCTGACGTTTCGCTCATGCCTTTCATCTCGCTCAGCGTAGCCGGTGAATGGGACATCAGATAACGCAATGTCGGAATATTCCCCGCCTCCAGCGCGCTAAGTGTTCGTGCTGGCAGGCCCAGGTCGGCAATGTAAATGCTGTCTGCCCACAGCGCGCGCTCCACCAGCAGCGGGTGCGATTCACTCAGGAGGGACACAATACGGTCGCACAATCCCCCATCAAGTTCTGATGGCCAGTCGCCTTTAAAGAGTCCCAGGCTTGAACGAACCGGCGTACACCACTCTGTAGGCTGTACCAGTAGATCCACGCCAACAGTGGAACGCACGACAATGTGCCATGGCAGTTTATCCACCAGCACGATATCTCTGTCCTGAATACGTGACTTAAGGGCGAACTGGTAAACGTAGATAAAGAATTCAGTACCCTTGTATCCGTAGAAGATCTGGCCGTGAACATTCCCCTCCGTTTTTTCCAGATTCGACCAGGCCGTTTTTAGCTTCCCGATAAGCGTTACATTGTGGTCCTGCAATTCGAGATTGTCGGCCTTGAGTTTGTTATTAGCTTTACGCAGCTCCCGCGCTTCATCGGCCTGCTTATCAATGGTGGCATTTTTCTCTTTAAGCTCTTTGCTTTTACGCGCCAGCTGGTCGGCCTGCCGTTGCGGATTAAGAGATTTTAGGCTGTGATTCTCGGCTTTCAAATCACTCTCGACCAACAGCTTAACCTTCAGTGCCTGACGAAACTCCTCAGCTTTATTCAGCGCCTCGTCGCGAGCAAATTCCAGATCCGCTATGCGATCGCATAGTTCCTTTTGGCCTTCATCCATACGTTGCTGGGTGTCGGTGAGCTGCGCCTGCACGGTTAGCAGCTGGACCTGCAATTTTTCGCATTGCTCCACCAGCTCGTTGTATTCGTCGTAGTCCTCATTTTGACGGTTTATCAGCAGCGCTTGTGTCTGGTTGATGTGCGTATCAGCACTCTCCAGCACGGCGATTAACAGATCAGACCCTCGGGCTTGGTTAATCGCCAGTTTGATTTGCGCGCGCAGGGGTTCGAACATCGTAACGATGGTGTTTTCTTCTTGAGACATGGGCGTGTTACCTTTGAAATATGTTCTGAAGAGCCTTATTCAGGCTCTGGTAAAATGCGGAAATTAAGATTTCACTTGAGCTGTGGCCGCGCTGAGCATTCCAGCAAGCCCGGTTGATCCAATCAGCACCAGCGCCGCCGAAAGGCCAGTTAACCAATATGCGTGGATATCGAAGCTAAAGCCCAGCAGCGCGCAACCGGCAATGAATATGGATAAAAGAACGTAAGTAATTAGCATGTTTACTCCTGCCGTTAAGTGGCTGCACCTGTCAGAAAAATTGCACCAAAGAGGAAATACCCCCAACCGTTCAGCCCATTGATTGCCATATAGGCAGCCGCTATGGCGCAGATAATGCCTGGTATAATCAGTATTCCGGCTTTCAACTGGTGAACCCCTGTTTGTATTTGAGGAAAAACTTGTAGCGTGTCTTGTCTTTATCCATGTGGCGGATCGTATTTCGGGCCAGCATGATAATGTCGTGATGGTTTTCGTTGCGGGCGCCCAGCTCGTCAAGCAGCGAGGCCACCAGCAAAAGTAGCTCTTCTCTCCCCCCGAAATAGTTATAAAAACGCTGCCGGGAGTAGCCGTAGGCAATGAGGCATGAAGGGCCAAAATCCAGCGCAGGGTTGTGCTCAAAAAACAGTAGCGCCGCAGTAATCATCCCCGAGTAGGCCGTCATTGCTTTTACATGCTCTGATACGCCCATATTTGCCAGGAACCTGCGAACTTCCACGTCTGAAATCGCTGTCTGTGCGCTCATATCTGGCTCCATAATTTATCCGTTTCGTACTCTGGCATTGCTTCATCAGCATCGAGCTCCCAGTACGTCTCCAGTAGCCGGATGGCTTCCTTATGCCCATAAGCGACCACGCAGTAATAACCTTGCTCCGTAAGTCGGTTGAGGATGGCTTTTTGATTGTCGGAAGGACGGTTTTTGCCGTATTTCAGTTCAAGGCGCATGCCGAAATACACACCGCGTGGTGCATCGAGAATCGTGTCGGGATATCCTGACTTTTGTCCCTCAGCTTTCATCTTCCCGGCTGTGGCCTTGCTGCGTTTGCCTCCATTCGGCACAGCGGTTAACAGGTCATATAGCTCAATGTTAAACAGTTCAAAGTTACGGAAGATTCGCGCCTGCTCGTAGTGCTCGGGCTGCTTTTTGAAGTGCTCTGGGTGTCTTTCCAGATAATTCAGCGCCGCCTGGTGCGGAGAGCTCGTTTTGCTCGCGGCCAGTAGGGCATTCGCAGCAGTTATCCGGCGGGTTTTTGGTAGCGCCGCTGCACTACGTTGCTGAAAGTCCTTAAGCCATTCATCGGTAAATCGTGCTGATTTCACATTAACCTCCGTGAAATTACCCTTATCCTAAAACATGATTTTTTATTGGTTATTAAAGAGCATTACGCACTTCAGGAATGCGTCAGCACCTGCCTTTTGCAGGCACTCAAAAACGCCACCTGCATAGGTGGCGCTACGAACTTATTGAAGGTTTATCGAATGCTCATAAATAATGAACAGCAGCCATACCGCGGCCAGAATGGCCGGGGCAGCAAGGACCATCTGAGCCAACGAGCGCAGCATTGTAGTTTTTTTACCGCGAGGAATAGCCTGTACTGTAGGGGTATGTCTGGAGGGGATATCTCGACCGACGTATTGGGTCATGGTATTATCCTTTTCGATTTGGCATTGGTTGTGTCCGCAAAAACTAGACCTTTGCCGGGTTAAGAAGAGCCAGCGTAATGCTGGCTTTTTTTTATCTCTTTGTGAGAGACAGTCTTATCCTAAACTCTGATTTTATATTGATCAAGGAAAATCAGACAAACTGTCTGTATTTGTATAGGCGGGAGATTATTGAGAAGACGCGTTGAGGTTATGGGCGGCGCTTTTGATCACTTCACGCCACTCATCAAGTGAAATATCGCGGATTCGGGTTATTTGAGTTCCCCGAGCCGTGGCATCGAGCCAGACCTCTTTGCTCTCATCATCCTTTAGCACCAAAGCAAAAAGATAGTGACCGCCGAACCGCTGCCTTAAAACCACACTGCACCCCCACGTCGCCGCGATGAGCTGTAGATCTTTGAATTTTGCTGATCGGATAGCCATTTCTTACCCCAGGTAAAACAGCCTCCAGCGAGGCTGCATGTATTCGATTATTTGCCTATTTTACATCGCTTTGCATTCCAGGGCTAAGTCTTCGAGATAATATGAATACGTCTCGCCGTCCTCCGTTGGAAGCTCATGGCCAGCATTGTAAATTAGCCCGTCCTCTACCCGGTTCTGATAGTACAACCAGGCAGCTATGATCGTGTAAGCCTCACGTTCATAGCTATAAATCTGAGCCACGGTATGCTCGTACTCCTCACCGGCTAACGCACCGTGCCCGCGCTCCACCAGCATACGTTTAATTTCATGCCACCACGGGCCATATGCCCTGTAGGCTTTAGGTTTCTTGTTCAGAATGGCAACCAGCCCATTCAGATAGCCCGCGATAAATTCCTCTTCGTTGCGGCCTGCCAGCGCCTCAGTCATAAGGGGTTCTAAATGCTCACTGGCTGGGACCAGCGTGTTCATCAATGTATTCATGGTTTAACAGCCCGCGCTTGCGGGCCTCTCCTTATGCGTGAGACTTGATAACAGACAAAACGTCTTCAATGTTGTTACTGGAGGATACCAGCCACCAGGAGCCTTCAAACTCTTCACCGGCGTTTCTGCCGTTATAGTATTTGGCGTTGAAGCGGTCCTTAAGTTCGTCCTTGGCTTTAAACAGGCTGCCGGATTTACCGCGAGAATCCTGAATGCCGTAACACCCCCCTTCGGAGAAATTAATACCCCACTTCGCACGTATTCTGGTTGTGTTCTTTTTGACAGACAGGCCGAGATCGTCAATCGACACGTCGACTTCTTCCGCCGCCGTCTGGGCCGCCTCTACTTTCGCCTTGGCCGCCTCGAGCTCTTCGGGAGAAATTAACCCAATTTTCAGGCGAATGTCATTCAGGAAGTCTTCCGCACCACCAGCATTGATAGCCTTAAGCTTCTCCACGACTTCACGCATAGCGACGTCATAGGCATTTTTTGTGGCGAGCATTTTTGCCGTTACAGCGCTTTTTGCAAACAGGCCGGCAAACACCATATCGGCAAAATAGCGGCTTCCGTTCAGCATGCTGGCAAGCGGCTCGCCGTACTTAGCGGCGGTCCGTTGATAGCCTGACACTACGGCGTATCCGCTTGATTCAGTCCGTTGCATCGCCCGTTGCAGACGCTCGACGATCCCGGGATCAATCACGGTCAGGTTGCTCTCAAACTCTTCCATCCAGCGTAAGCCATACTGGTTAACCGCGTTGCGGCAATCATCGATAGCCTGCGCTGAAAGTTGGTTGACCATTGATTCTATAGCTGCGTTGAAATCCCCTTTATTTGCGAATCGTCCGGGTATGCGTTTGCGCGCTTGGTAACCAAAGTCAGCACCTCTTTGCTCCGGCAGCCGGTCATTTGCAATGAGGTAGATAACGTCCCGTTCATTCGCGCCTGAAATGAGCTTTGCAAGCGAGTCATCTGCGCGCATCATCGCCAGGGTGTCACTGATGAACAGTGCAATCTCTGATTCTGACGCTTGCTCACCGTAACTCTCCATAACGACTTTCCAGTTTTCTCCCATCACGGCCTGAATAAAGGTTTCACCGGCAAATTTCAGCTTATTGGTTAACGTTGGCTCCGCCTCACGTAGCCAGTTCGCCAGGCGGGTTTTAAGAACATCATCGGTCGGGTCCGGGTAAATAATCTTCATCGAATTGGATTTGAACCAGCCAGCGTCTATGTTCTGCGTGCGTGAGCTGTAAGAGGATGTGGTGCCTGCCCGGACATTGATTTCATCGCCGTCATAAAATGGTATGGCCTTGTCATTGAGGGTAAGGGACCCATCAGCGAGGTATTTCTGAAACTGTGATTTTGACAGCCGCTCAGAAATGGCTTTGGCCCAGACGCCGCTCATCATCCACTGGCGTAGCGATACTTCGCTTTCGCTCACGGTGACGCGCTTACGCAGATTGTCGACGTGAGTCTTAACTTTCCGGTTTGCTCCAGCGCGATCCGTGCCTGGCGCGTAAATTTGAGAAAGCTCGGCAATACCTGAGTCAAAGTCTATGCTCTCAATGCGGCATAGCGCGGCATCTGATTGTATACCTCTGGCCACGTCATAAGCGAAGGTTTCACCAGTGCTGAATTGCCCATTTTTTGAAATATAAAACTCGCTGGCCCGGTCCAGGATTCGTGCAGGAACTTCTATCAATCCGGCCTCGATTGCTTTGCTAATGGTCGGGCGGAGGCGTTTAATTTCACTCTCTGATTTCTTCTGACGCTCGACCTTGCGCTCCATTTTTCTTAGCACTGCCTGTGCTTTATTGATGGACTTACTTGCTTTCTCAAGGCTTTCTTTGGCATTACGCATGCGAAATGCTGCATTTTCGGCGTCGACACGGTAACGGTAGCCAACTGGCGATTCTGAACGAACCTCTATCATTGCCGCATCGTAATCAGCCTGGCCCTGTGCCATTTCGTTCTGCACTTCTTCAATGCGGGCCTGATCGCGCTCAAAAACCTGCTTTTGCTTCTCAATATCTGCCAGCAGCGTATCCATATCGCCTTTCGCCGCGTGGCTGGCTTTGATGTAATTCTGCAGATCGATACCGGCGCGTTTCTGGGCTGCTGCCATGGCTTTAGTTTTAGCTTCCTCCATCATTTCCGCGTTTCTGCAGGCGCGCTCTTCGGGATTGGCTGCCAACAGCAAACTCATATCAGCCGCATCACTGGCGTCGGCGTTTGCCATGCGCGCCTCGTCGGACGTAAACAGCGTGGTAATCCATTCTTTCTTGCGCTTAAGAGTAGACAGGCGGAACTCATCAAATGAGCCCTTACCAGCATAGTAATGCACCCTGACTTTGGACTGCTTCGATCCCGTGCGTGCGCCGCGACCATTTCGCTGATCGATACTGGCCGGCGTCCAGGGTAACGTCAGATGGTGGATATCCGTTGTGCCGTGGTGAAGGTTGATCCCAACTTCCGCCTTCTTGTTGCAGATCAGAATGCGTTTGCGGCCCTCGTTGTAATCAGCTGCTATGGACTCAATACCTGTCAGGCTGAGCTCGCCACTCTGGGCAATGTAATCCTCATACGCCAGCTTCTGCGTGTAATAGGCTTCCATTTCTGCCTCGGTCGCATCCTCTTTCGGCTCCCTTGGGGGTTTGACGGCCTTTAGCTTCTTCTTGCCCTTTCCTGCAGCAGCGACCGAGGCCGCGTTAATAATGCCGATCTCACTGGCATCAATGCCGAGTTCTGCGCACAGGATACGTGCCAGCTTTTCATGTTGTGACTTTTCATCGGTGAAGATGATCTGCTTCCCGCCTTCCTCGTATCCTCGCTTCACTTTCTCAATCAGTGCGGAATATTTCGGCATTATCGGGTGCGATACGGCGGAAGCATCGATTTTAAACGCCGACAGGCGCTTCATCACTTCGCCTTCATAATCCTCCGGGACCACCAGCTCAATAACTTCGCCACGGAGTGCAATACTAACCTGCGCCTCTACGTCGTAGGTTTCGTCGCTATCTTCACTTACCGCTTTGGTTTTGGCCGGTAGGGCTTCAGCAAGGCCACGAATTGCCGTTTCATACTGCGCTGGCAACCTGAAGGTCATCTGCCGACGGTAGAGGTCCAGATCGGTACACACACGATCCATGTCACGAATGATGGCGAAAATACTGTCTTTTTCGATAAGGTGGCCATGCGCATCGCGTGATTCCTCCGCGTCGGCTTTCGGTCCGTTCTGGTTCGACAATGCCTCAGCACGCTGGCGTAATTCCTCGTAGATCGCTGCCTGCGCACCGGTCATCGGTGCCTCTACGGTGTGTTCTTCTAAATCCGGGATTTTTACTGAATCTGAAACATCCTTAACGGACTTGAGATCTACCCATCGATGGAAGATCCCGCGCAGGCCAGAAAGGTTCTGGAAGCCTACCAGCCCTTCCTTCTCTTCAACCTCCCCGGACAGTTTCTGCACCAGCACGGTATCCGTCGCGCCGAAGACTTTTACGAAGTCGTCTGGTGTCTGAATACCCAGCTTGCCCCACTCTTCCATAGTCATGACGTGGGAAAGCATGTTGAAGGCATCGATCGGGGAGTTTACGGCTGGGGTAGCCGTGCCCAGCAGCACACCACGTCCGTTATTTTTGCTCAACATGTAAGCATTTTTGACGGCCATATCTCGCGCCGACTGCGCAACAGAAGGCGACGGCAAATAGGCGAGCTGCCCGGCTTCCCGGCCCGCGGCATAGCTGTTTCGGTAGTTATGCCCCTCATCGACTATTACGTTGTCAAATGCCATATCCTCAAAGTACGGATAGTCATGTTCTTTCGCCGTGCCGGTGTCTGAGGCTTTCGCCAGAATTCGGCTTTTTGCATTGGCATCACGGTGTTTGGTGCCGTCCAGATTGACACGCCCCGCCTCCGCTGCGTTGTAGAGCACATCGTAGGCATGATCCCGGATAGTCTCTTCTTTCATCGGAATCTTCGCGTACTGCTCTTTAGTCATGACCACCATGCGGTAGTTGGACTGCGGGATCAGGTGCATGCGCTGCTTAACGGTGTCTCCGTCCACAAGCTTCACATTAAGACGATATTCTTCTTCTCCGGTGTGCTGGTTAACTCGCGGCTTTCCTTCATCGTCCAGGACCGGTACGCGTTGAGGCTGCCCGTTCTCATCGGAGATGACATCCAGGCCAACAAAGAACATCGTTGAGAGCGCTTCGGCACTGTAGAAGTTATGCGCTTCGTGGAACCAGTTCTCATAAACAGCTTTGGGCACAACCGTAGCGGTACGCTTGGCACGGCCATTCTCAAAGTTAAAAGCTTCCGTCGCCATCATGGTGACGGTTTTGCCGGTGCCGGTGCCATGGCCTAAAATCCCGCGTCCGTCTTCTGAGGCGCGCCGAGCGGCAGAGTTCTGGTGCGCAGCCGGTATCACTCGCCCTGAAATGCCTTTTAAGCCCAGCGGAGCGTCTGAATACTCAAAGGGGATGTGGCCATTGAAGGTGTCGTTATATTCCTGGACCAGGTTATCAATTTCGTCGTGCTGGCGTATCCAGTCGTTAAATCCGGCTTCCAGGACTTTAATACGCGCCATGTAATCCGCTGCGTATACGCCGCGTGGCTTGTTGCCGTTGAGGTAGTTTTCCAACTGCTCGAGGAAAGCGTCCTTTTGCTTAACTCGCTTATAACTGGACTTCATGATCCCGTTTGTTTTATCGCGGGAAACCACCGTGCCATAGCGGTAGCCGCTAAATACCCCCTGCCGTCCGTGATAGTCGCGATCGGCATTCATAATACCGTTGTCATCCACGGTCACATCGCCGGTATAGCTAAGCTTGTCGTACCCCTGCTCGGTCAGGTATTCAAGTACAAGGGAACGATCAAACCAGCGCGCGTTTAGGTTGAAATCCAGATCGTCGACTTCGGTCCACTTCCGGCGGCGGCGAACTTCCACCAGCTGGCGCAGATAGTTTTGTCGAATGGCCTCGTTATCGATAACCGCCAGCGCACCATTAAGCGAGCTGGTAAGGGCGCTAATATCGCCGCTGGTGGCGCGGTCCATTGGCATCAGGTCGCCAGAAGCGGTGATGGCAATACCTTCAACATGGGCCAGGGCAGACAGCGCCTCGTTGTCATCCTCCGGCAGCTCGCCGGTGAAGTGCTGGCGAAAGGCCTCCAGCGTGATCGGGTCCAGGTCAATCTGGCTAAACAGATGGCTCACGACCTGCACATGATCCGCGGTGTTGTGCGTAATGGTGCCGCCAATGTCCAATTGACCTTTTAGCAGCGCTGAAAGGTTGCCGTCTAAATCAGTTGAGGCGGCAAATTTCAGCCAGTTTTTAGCGTGGTTGCCGCGTATGCCGCTCACTTTTCCCGTTGCAGCACCGAACCGGCTAACTTCCCGCGCGACCAGGCGGGCCACGTCTGCGCGCAGCGGCTCGATGTAGTCAGGCCTGAGCTTGTTACTTTGGGCATCCTGCAACGTGGCAATTTGCACGCCGATCAGCGACCCTCTAAAAATACGCTCCCGAAGCTCTACAGGCTGCGATTGTGCCAGTGCCATTGCCTGGCTCAAGTTGGCGTCAAACAGCGCAGGGAACGTCTGCCAGGCGGCAAGGATATGATCGAATGGCTTACCCAGCGTTGCACTGCAATCTTTCAGCTGGCCGGCAAGCTCGTCGTAAGATGCCGCCCCATACTTTGCTTCAGTAATGTCTGATACGCCGCGCGCGTCGTTGATTACCCAGCGTTCATTCTCAAAACGATACCAGACGTCATTGATCAAGCGATCGTCGCCTTCGGCGTACCGTTCCACCATCGGCTCCACCAGCTCGAACTCATCCCACAAAATGCGGCTATCAAAGCGCTGAGCAAGCTTTGCCTTTATCCCTGCAGGTTTAATCTGGTCATTCTGGACACTCATGCGATAGCCCTGGACTACCGTGCCATGCAGGAAGCGCTTGCCGTCGAGATCGAACCACTTGCCTTTAATGAAGGTGTCCCACAACACGTTGGTATGCTTCAGGAATGGCGCTTTTTCGGTCAGGATGCGATCGGCCAGTTCTTCGGGGTGTTTACGCAATACCCAGACGTCTACCGCCGTGGAGGTGCCGTTATTCTCAAATGTCCCGGAGGGTAGCCGGTGCGCCCCCAAAAATTCGGCCTTACGAGAAACCTGCTCACGTAATTTTTTGTGCGTTGCGCCGGTCGTCATGCCAAAGGGTACGACGATGCAGATCATGCCGCCGGCTTTGACCTTATCGATAAGGCGCAGGATGAAATAACGGCCAATGTTGCTTTCTTTGGCATACGCGGGATCGAGGTTGGCAAACTCGCCTCGGGAATTACCAAAAGGCACATTGCCCACACAGCTGTCATAAGTGCCGTCGGGCGTGCTGGCGGCCAGCCTTTCAAATGGAGAGGTGATTACGGTGTCTTCGGGATGGAGCAGCTGGTTGATACGGCTGGAGACGTCGCTTATCTCCGTGGCGGTCATAATAACCCCGGTTGGCTTGGTTTCGTGAAATACGCCGGTGCCGGAGGCGGGTTCTAAGGTGTTGCCGGTATCTGCGCCGTACCCAGCCAGGAGATCCCAAATTCCTTCCGCAACATATTGGGGAGTGTAATATTCATGCTCATTTGCACCGATCCCCCCCTCCCCTGTATACGCTGCCAGCACCTGCCTTTCTTCGTCGGTCAGGGTATCGCCTGGCGAGAATTTTCTAAGGAGCGCAACGGCTGCGGCGTTAGCTTCCTTTCGTTCTCTTTCGAGTGATCGTCCTTCAATTTTCTCAACACCGAACTGTGCACTCTTGCGCCGTTGGGTAAACAGGTGCAGCACACTCAGTAGAGCGCCGACACTCGTAGCACGGTTAATTGCTTCCACCGCGCGCCGCTTGTTGGGCTCAAAATCATCACTCATTTACTACTCTCCTGTCTCTCTATTGTACACTTCGCGCAGTTATCCTAAAAAGTGGGTTTATTCTAGAGGATTGTTAAGGATGAGTAAGACCAAAAGGCGCACAGGCTCGTTGATGGGGGCGTTACAGCAGCTCTTTACGGGTTCTCATGCCGTCGACGCGCACGACTATGGTGCAGGTTATGAACAAGGCGGCGGCGGTGCATCCTTTCAGACTCAGGCACCTTCACAATTAACCGATGACGGCATGGCAATGTTGTCGGCGGCCAGCACCGTTCAGGGAGAAGCAAAATTGCCGACGGCGCGCCGGCAAAAGCTCGCCGTCCTGGAAGAAATGGGAGAATACGGCACGCTTGCCTCTGCTATTGATATTCACCTGGCGCATGCCCTGTCCGTAGACAAACAAACCGGTACGATTTTCCAGATCAAACCTCGCGCCCAGGGTGACGGGCAGATTTCCGCGGCTGACCGCGAGCTTGCCAGCATGCTGATGGGGGAACTCGGCGAGCCTATCAATGAATATCTGCCCAGCTGGATGCGGCCAACCGCAGTATTCGGCGTGAGCTATGTACGACCTTACGCAGAACATGGCCTGGGCATTAAGAGCTATGAGAGCTCTTATTACACCCTCCCCCACCATGTTCGCGAGTACGTGCGCGGCGGCGACCTGGCGGGCTTCACGAATGAATATTTCTATAAGCCAGACCATAACGGGATTCTATTAGCGGCCCCCTGGGAGCTCATCCCTATCAAAATCCCTTACTGGTCGCCTTCGGCAAGTCAGGTCCCAATTGGGCGCGGTACACAGCGCTATTCTCTCCTTCAGGAACCGGCAGAACGCACGCCAATCGAAACACAGAACTATGGCACCAGCCTTATAGAAAACTGTTACGAGCCCTGGTCCAATCTGAGACAGTCGATTAACGCACTGAAGGCCAGCCGCGCAAACGCCAGCCGTATCGACCGCATACTTGGCGTCCAGACCTCCCAACTCGACCCGGACCGCGCCGCGTCCTACACGCGCAACATCAACAACATTCTGAAAGATGATGCGGAGTACATGAGCCGACGCGCGCGGCAACAAGGCGTGACTCCCACGGTTGTGAACAGCGTGATCCCGATTATGGGTGACGGCAAAGGCGCGATGACAATCGATACCCAGATGATCGGGGCTGATATCGCGCACATTGAAGATATTATGTTCCACATGAAGCAGCTGTGTAGCTCCGCGGGTATTGATGCCTCCATGCTCGGGTTTTCTGACATGCTGGCCGGGGGCCTCGGCGAAGGTGGATTTTTCAGAACCGCGATTCAGGCCGCAATGCGTGCGCAGTGGTTGCGCTTTGCCGCTCAGACAGCAATTTATCGCAGTATTGATCTGCACCTGGCTTATAAAACAGGCAAGGTGTATCCCGCGCAATCACGTCCCTATTACCTGGAATTCAACTCCCTTAATACCGCGATTCAGGAAGAAGAAAACTCCGCCCGTGAAAGCCAGGCTAACTTTGCATCAATGGTCGTCACCGTCCTGGATCAGATGCAGAACGGGCAGCTGGCCCATTCGAAAACGCTAAAAGAAATCGTGCTGGGTAAGCAATTCAAATTCTCTGACAGTGAGGTACAAAACGTCATTAAAGAGCTCGCTGAAGCTCTACAGAAATCCGATACCGAAAACGATATGTACGAGTCGTTACGCAGGCTACCAGCCTCTGATGTGGAAGAAATGCTGCTCGAAGCATTCCGACAAAAATAACCCGCCCTCCCCTGTTTCGATCAGCTGCGCGAGCCGATGGAGATAACAGAGCATGAAATACGATTCGCTGGAGACTGTTACTGACCGTTTCAGCATTTTCCGTAACGCACGGACGACCAGAGAAAATGGACGCAATTACATTATTGTCTCAATTAAGAACACCCTGGCTTCGGAGGCTGTGCAGGAAGGGATACGCCTGGGCGAACTGTTTGGATTCTGGGGCCACCAGCGCCGGGAGTTAAACGGCAAGCTGGATGTGCCCGAAGAATCAATCATCATGGTCGACGGCAAACCCGTTCTGACGCAAAACGTACCGTCCAACCGCACCGTCAATATTGAAATCGACGACGATGGCGTGATCTCTCATTCGGAGGAAATCCTCAAGACTGACCCCGGTAATATTGTCAGCAGCATGATCGCGTCCAGAGCTGGTGGCTGGAGCTGGGCAACCGGCGGCCCGGACACGACCCGCGCCTCAGTGGTTCGACGCTTCAAAGGGTGTGATTACGTTCTGCAGCCCAACTACATCAGTCTGGACCACCCGGCGATGATGCTGGAGTCCGTGCATGATCGCCACCAGCTAATGCTCGAGTCGTTAAGGAGCAAAGGTTATTCTGAGCAGGGAGCTCAAACCATCATCGAGCACTTTGAAGCGATGGGCGACACCCATGAACAGCTGGCCATTGTTCAGGATGATGTTTTGCTGCTTGAGGGGCTGCTTTCTCATGAACGGAGCCAGTCAGTCGAGATCCGCCTGGCTAACGAAGAGCTTACCCGCCTAAACGGCGAACTCGATGCGCTCCAGCGCAATCGGGAAATGCTCATGACAGAGGTGCTTCAGCGCATGCCGGTGCATGCTACTGAAGAGCAGCGCGAGGCGTTCCTTAATCCGAAGACGAAGGCAGATGCCGAGCTGGTGACAATGATGTTTGAATCCATCATGAAGACGGATTTCACGCAGTTGCCGGGTAAACATGCCGGACAATCCCGCGTCTACGTACCGTCACATTTTGAACAGTCAAAAGTGAAACCATCTCGCGTCGTTACTTTTGGCAATTCTGAAGTGCCGAAGTTTGATTAATGCTGTTGAGGGCGAGGTAGTCGCTTCGCCCTTACTCTCCCCATTCGTAACCCCTCTCACACTACGAATATTCACCCATAGCCCACAGCGTGAAATGCCGATAAGATGTTAAGTAACAAGGCAATTATTCCAGGAGCAAGAAATGGATATTCGAGAATTTCTTCAGGTTTTTAACAACAAAATGACCCCTTCCGTCTACAGATTGGATTATGCAGACGCCCTTAACCATGACATGTATACAACCTATATCGAACCTTATCCGGGTGCATTCCATCTTTTTCAGAGCTATGAAAATGGAGTTGTAAAAACAAAGAAATGGAGTGATTACGACAATGACTATTCGACCCATAGCATATTGAAAGCTGACGATCTTAAAGCTGAAAATTTCTCCGGGGCGTATATGTATAAAGCGCACACTCTTTCTTTCTCTTCACTCAAAGACCTCTCACCCTGGAAAATTAAGCGGTTCAGGCTAACCGCATCTTTGGATAATTTGGTTGATGGCCGCATTAAGTATGCCAAGCGCAGATTACGACAAACAACTCAGGATGGAATGATTATCCTGAATGCTGTGACACAGCGTTATTTAGCTCACGGTGGTGAAGGTGGGGTACACATAGCAGCGATTCTTTATGATGTCCGCCCCGTGCTGGATTTTCGCAATGGCAACTGGCCTGCGGTTCAACGGGAAGTTAACCTCATTCTAAACGGCTTCGTTAGCAGCGGCGAGCTTCGTAAAGGAGATAAATCTACGTATATACCGGAAGGGAAGGCGATTCTGACACAAAATCTCTACCTCAAAGAATTAGATAAATATAAGGAGTCTACTCGGCTCCAGAGGAAGATGTTTTGGGTTACCTTTTTTGCCGCCATATCAGCACTAGGAAGCGCATTAGCAGCATTAGCGCCATACCTCACAAAATTAATGCATCAGTGAGCCCTCACTGCGTGTGTCACGTCCAACGCGCATTAATCAGGGGAAGCAGCTTCCCCGCTAGCAACACAAAACTCGCCACCCGGTGCATAAATTACACGGTTCGTAGAGTTAGAAGGTGCCAAAGGTTATTTTATCGGCTAGAATACAAACATATAAACATATTGTCATAAGTAATACTTTTGCACTTGCACAAGTGACACCTATGCCTCTATGCTAACGTTATGTTTGTAATACTTTCTCATGGAGAGTCAGATGATAACTATCATAGGTTGCAACAAAGGCGGCGCAGCCAAAACGACGACCGCTGTTAACGTTGCTGTAGGCCTGGCTTTGCGCGGGCATGACGTTTGCCTTGTCGATGCCGATCCCCAACGCTCTTCTTCACAATGGTATGCAGACCGCGAAGAGGCCGGAATTAAACCAGCAATCACTCTCATCGAAAAACGCGATAATATTACCCAGACCTTGCGGAATTTAGATGAGAAATATGATCATGTTATCGTTGACGTGTCTGGCCGGAACAGCCGGGAATTATTAACGGGTGGTACAGTGGCGCATCAAATTATCGCCCCTCACCAGAGCTCCCAGCTCGATTTAAACACCCTCGTTGAGCTTCAAAATCAGATGCAAGGCTGGCATGACTTTAACCCTGACCTGAAGGTATTCGTTTATCAGTCAATGGCAACAACCAACCCAATACTTCAGGGCACCGAGCGCAAGGAGTTTCTGGACTTTGTGGCCGAGTTTGAAGGCATGCAACCACTGGAATCAGTAGCCTGTTACCGCAAGGTGTACCGTGATGTCATGTCCGAGGGGAAATCTGTACTCGAAACAACTAACCAGAAAGCGATTAGCGAAGTTACCAGCTTGCTGGATGAGGTATTCTGATGGCACTAAAAAAACCAAGTCAACGACCGCCGATTACGCCTGAGCAGGCCGATGCCTTTGCCAATCAATTTGCTGATAGACCTTACGCCGGTATAGCGGCAGAAACACCCGCTCCCACTCCACCAGCACAGCCAACAAAAGTAGCTAAGGTTGCAGCTGAAGAGAAATTGGTCAGGACGACAATGACAATTCCTCCGGCACTGCTGGAAAGAACTGAAGATCTGGCGATCAGAAATAAGCGTTCGGGTATTGAGCCTAAAAACGTCAGCGCCATCGTACGTGCAGCCCTGGAAGAGTATCTGGCGAAGCACGAATAATAACTCTCTAAGAGAGTGCTACTCAAAAAGACCGGCCACTCCGGTCTTTTTTATTTCAAGAGGTCGGCAGGTTTACTCAACACCGGATAATCACGCCCTGCGAATAAATTTGAACACAAGAGAGTAGCCATTTTTGGTTCTGGGGATTAGGTCTGTTGCTTCGCCGACTTTGAGCTCCTCCCCTCCTGCTTTTGCTATTTGAGTTGCCCGGAAGGTTGGCGTACATGCCCCTTGACCAAACACTTTGTTAACCTCCCCCGCACTGCTGAAAGTTGCAAATGGGCCTCCGCTGCTTGCCACTTCAACCGTATACCGTCGCTTCTTCATTTCTGCTGCCAAAATTGGCTCATAAAGATTGGTCATTTTTTCCCCTGAGTTGAGTTTGTATCATCATTCAAAGATGCCTCTCTATGATAGAAAAGATAGTGCTGATATCAAGAAAGGTATTACTTTCATACGGGCATAAATACATACTTTCATACATAACGAATGAGGTTGCATACTCAGAAATGACAAAGCCACCCTTACGGTGGCTTTGTTACATCATGTTATGGCAGAACTAAGCGGCTTCGCTGCTACTTTCAGCCTGCTTGTCTTTCTTTGCCATCATTTCATCTAGTGTGATTATTCTACTGATTTCTTCCTGGGTCCGCGTGTCGTTTTGAACTTCCCATATATCAACATTCGCTTGTAGATTTAGCCAAAACTCAACACTCGTATCAAACGCTCTTGCGAGCCTAAAGGCCATATCGGTAGTGAGCTTGCAGTTGTTGTTTACAAGTTTACTTACGGTATTCCTGTGAACTTGCAGCATCTCTGCAAGCTCATTGATTTTAATGCCGGTCGGCTCAAGGTATTCGTATAACACTACATCACCAACAGACGTGGGTTTACGTTGTGCCTGGACCATGTACTTCCTCTCTATAGTATCTTTGTTCAAAACACCCTTGAAAGGGGGTTCTGAAGACAGGCTATCAGCCTCTAGCAAAAGCCATGCGGCTTTGCGGTTATGCAACCTAATGATGCAGTCGTAGGGACTAGTCATCTGCCTGACAATGCTGCCAGGTCTTTAAGGTCTGGCCCCGCTAAGGGCCAGACTTTATCTTATCTGTGCTTCTTATACCCGTGGTCATCAAGGTACAAGTCACTCGCTTTTCCGTCCTTCCAGATGAAAATCAATCTGTACTGGTCATTCACCCTTATGGATGAATATTCGCCCAATGGAGGGTTAAGCTCTTCGTAACGATTTGCAGGTGGAGATCGCAAATCTTTGTAGGTCGTTGCTGCGTTAATCAGGTCAAGCTTTCTGGATAAAACACTATGTATATCAGTTGGAATCTTTTTGTTGTGCTTGGCATACAAGAAAAAGTCCTCGAGCCATGACTCCCTGAAGCTATCAATGCTTCGCTTTCTATCCATTCATGACGCCCTTCCTCCTCTGTTATTCGATGCGGTAACTATATCACTGCACACTCGCACTGTGCAAGGGTGCGAATTGAATAATCGAAACTCGCAGATTCTTTGACTGCTACTGCTTTTACCATAAGTAATACTTTTGCATTTTCCTATAAGCATATATTTGTATTTCTGCCTTCGATACAGATACCTTTGACCGGCGCTGTGCCAGTCGTTTATGCCCCCTCCTCTCACTCTCAACTGTCCTGAGCATCACCAAAACCCACCGAATATCACTATTTACATTAAAATATAACTAATTATATTGCATGGCGATCTAATTTAGTTATAATTCTTCTTGTCATCCAACGCGAGGGAATCGAAGTGCCGGAGATATCATGGTCAAAGGCGGCAAGGAAACAGCTTCTCCGCATAGATAGCCGCTACCGCGAGGCAGTTTTTGAAAAGGTTAGCGAGCTAGTGTACTTCCCCGATGTGCAACTAGATTTAAAGAAGCTGGAAGGCAGTAAAAAAAAGGAATATCGGGTGAGGGTGGGAGTTTACCGGGTGTTGTTCACTGTGATAGACGGCAACCCAACAATAATCGAGATTGACGAGGTAGCGCGCAGACAATCAAAAACATACTAAGGCGAGGCGGGGCAACCCGCCTTCTCCGAGGGATTAGACCAACTAATCCCGACCAAAGAAATTAGCCCATCTAATTTCTAATATTTGCGAGAACCCGTGAGAATGAGAAACATACAATTTTTGACCGACGAAAACGGCGCTCGCCAGTCAGCCGTTATACCGATTGACCTGTTTAACAAACTGATAGCAGCAGCAGACCTGGACGAATTTTATGAGCCTGTGGCATACGTGCCAGGCCCTGACGACGACGAAACAATCCCTCATGAAGTATTAGGGTTCCAGATTAAAAAGGGCGTGACCTTACAGGCCGCCTGGCGCATGTATCGTGGTATGTCTCAAGAAGCCGTAGCAGAAGCGCTCGGCATCTCCCAGGCGGGCGTAGCAAACATGGAGAAGCGCGCAAAACCACAACGCGCAACCCTGGATAAGCTCGCGAAACTGTATGATTGCCGCGCTACCCAGCTCATAGACGACTAAAAACACGAAGCCCGCGAAAGCGGGCTTTTTTGTGATACTTGCATAGATACAAAAATAATACTTATGTGCGTGCTACTTAAAATGATGGAGGAAAGCGTTTAGTCGGATCTTTATGAACGTTGGCAGTTATGGCTTGATTGAAATCATTCACCTGTATAACCCGAAGGTTTGCGCCAAGCGTCCGAGTCTTGTACGCAACGTAATCGGTATAATTGGCGTAGTTCGGATCGCCGGCAAGTGTCAGCGCCTTGTAGAAAAGCGTATTGACCGCACGGATATTCATAAGCGCTGGAGGGTTTTCTAAATTCCGCTCAAGCGTGCGAAGGATACCGAATGCCTTGTTAGTGCTACTGGTGATATCAGCTAACGCTATATACATACTCAAAGCATTCCAAAGCCGCTTCATTATTGGGTCAAAATTCTGAACACGCCCACCAGCGCCAGGGCCTGGGCCTCCACCATTTACTCCGCCCCGGTTATGTTGCGACAAAGGGTTAAAAATCGGCACCGCATCCTGACCGGAAAGTTCCAACCAATGCTCTGCTATGTCATAGCCGCACAGGAAGCTACCAAAGTTACCCGTAGACCTCTCCTTAAACTCAAAGCAGTAATACTCCCTGGTTAATGGCTGGCCGAGGTAATTTTTTTTCTCTTGGTTAGGCAGCAAATAAATGTGGGATATCGCTTCAACTTCAAAATATTTATGCGCTTCCACCCTCACATCTGGTCCAATTTTGCAGTAAATCTCAGGCCATTTCATATAGTGGGCCATACATTTTTCCCTTATGAATCAATCAATATTGCAATCCATATGAAAATACAAATATATTACATATATAAATAATACTTTTGTATTAAATCAGTTAACTACTTCCTGAAACTCATCGATTTCATCGCCCAGGCTGTTCCGGCCAAATTTATACGTAAAGATTCCTGTCTCTCCACTGGAAAGGTCATATTTCCCCTGGCATACGAGCTGCTCAATACCGTGCGCTATGGTCTTCTGATCGTAAGCGTCAGTGGCTGATTCATCTTCTCCGTCGAATACGGAATTAAACGACTCCATGAGGTATCTGCGCGTGTCGACACTGTTGCAATCGACATCGGAGAAATCAATCTTCTGATAAGCAGATGCGGAAGCGCAGAGGGTAAGGGTGATAAACAGGCAAGCGCTTTTAAGCAGCTTCATGGCAATATCCTTATATTGAAAAGCCGTTCCATTGTAAGGTCTTACCACTTCTAAAAACTGGTGTTAGCCCACATTTTTCATGTGGTACTTAGGTGCGCAAATAATAATTAATACATATGAAAGTAATACTTTCATATGTATTATCTTTTCTTACATAACGTCCCTGATGCCTGATGTGCTTTCATCCTGTTCTGTGCAAACCCAACATGACCACATTGACAGCATTAGACGGATACGAGGAGCATTCAATGTGCCTACATAGAATTTCTATCGCATACACTTCGAATGCTCCTTGCTGGTGAAGCAATTGAAAAAAAACCTTAAATGAATAGGTCTGGCCTGACTCCAAATCGTTCTGATAGCGCTTTTACGTGCGCGATGGTAAGCGACCGGTCACCGGCGAGAATCCGACATACCAGCGACTTAGAGCCAATCTCTTCCTTCAGGTCTGCATATGTTAGCTTATGTTGATCTATCAACACTCTCAGTGCGGCAACGCCGGTCGGCATGTCTTCAATAGATTTATTAAATTCAGCAAATCTAGGGCTGGCCCTTTCGTACTCAGCAATTTTGACACTCAGAAAATCGATTAAGGGGTTGAGGTCATCGTTCTCAATGAGGTAATCAACCATATCCAGGGCATCCCTGTAATCTTTCTCAGTGCTGCTGCCCCCCAGAAGGGGGACTGCGTTAACTAACTGCCTGGTGGCCTCTAGTGCTTTAGTTGCTTCTCTAATCATTCGTTGTTCTCCCGGCGCTGCCTGGTGATCTTGTCATACTCTGCGTGGGTAACGATATCCTTCACATGTGTGTAGACATAAAACCCCCGTTAAGCAAAGGCTACGGGGTTATTGTGATCATTTGAAGGGGAAAGGTAGCTAGTCCGGGTTGCTGAAATGCGCAGAGCGTAAAATGACCATTTCCTGTTTGCACAACATAGTTACTGCCACTCGAGCCCTCACTCTATTGCTCGTAAAGTAGCGTTTAACTTCCTGGCGCTTTGCGCCTGCCTTCAACATCTCCCGCCCACGAAGAGAGAGGCTATTGCAATTGGCCATCTTGAAATCCTTCACAACTGCATAAGTAATACTTACGACAATTCATACTTACGAAAACACATACTTACCATTCAGAACTGATAACTTTCAGGTTCTTAAATGAGGTGATTGGTTCGCCAACACTGTTGAGCTGGTATTCATACGTGTATTCAACTACTTGACTAGTTGAAAGCAGATATTTCCCCACACAGATGAACTTATCAACACCGCGCCCCAGCGTTTTCTGGTCATACGCATCAACCGCCCTGTACGCTTTGTCACGGAATACGTAATTAAAGCCTGCCATGAGCATTTTACGCGTCTGTATCTCGTTACAGTCCATATTGCTGAAGTCCATTTGCTCAGCTGAGTGGGCTATGGAGGTCCCGGCAAGTAGCATCCCTAAGCCAAGAGACAGAGCCTTTAAACGATTCATAGAATTGCCTGAAAATGAGATTTATGCGCGCAAGTATAACGACTTAAGGAAAGGGGTAAATTGCCATATCTCATAAAATTTATGGGTCGGGGAGGGCGCCCACCTCAATAAGTATTACTTACGCTTGTAATATGTTTGCATGTGCGCAATTTCGTACTTATGGGCTAACGCTGGTAGACGGCCCGGGATCGCAATCAACACCCTTCGCGTTTTTGTGTGTAAAATACCCCCTCTCCCAAATAATGGTCGGCTGTACGGGGGAGCCATCAGGCTCGCCGGTTTGCTTGAGTGTCCGGTTGTTGCAACCTCGCACAGCTGACCACCAGCAATTATGGCGGGAAGAGTAGGGGAGCTTAATCGCTCGCCGGTTTGCTTGAGTTTCAGGTAGTCTCAACCCTTCTTTTCCTGCCACCCTCTTAAAATCCATACACATTGTATTGACGACACATTGTCTGAAACTGTATGGTTTAAATGCTGCCGCAAAATCGGTGGTCGGGTTTCGCACCCCGTGACCTATTCAAGCGCATAAACCGCGCCAGCGGTTTTTTTATGTGTAAAATACAGCTACACCCAAATTATGGTGGGCTGGATGGGGCAACCGAAAGGTTGGCCGGGTCTTGAGTAGCCGGTAGTGCGAACCCTGTTCAGCTCACCACCAGTCTGAGTTTCGCACCTCTTTGGTGGTGATAATATTCACTACTCAAGAGGCTGCCATTCATGGCTACTACCCCTGCTGTTCTTCACCTCAAAGAAACATCGATGTTAGCCGTGCTTTTGTCCGGTATACAGCCAGAAACCGCGCTGTATTTCGCTGAGCAAGGCCGCTATGAAGTCGATGACCTGACGACCGAACCCAATACACCTTCCCTGGACGATCCCGCTTATCCGGCTTTCATAACGGAGCATTTGCTACGTCTGTTGCCTGGCGAAGTTGCGGAAGCGACCGATGACCAGCTCCGCCTGCATAACGAGATTATGCTGCTGGTGGCCGTTCATAGTGGATGGTGGGCAAACTAAATGAACGATGTTTCGGACGAGCATATTGAGGCCTGGCTGGACAGCATCGATGTATCGCGCAGGCTTAAGCGCTTTACGACGTATGCAGGTTTAATCCGGGCCATGCTGTGCTTTTTCGATAGCCATGGGGCACTACAATTCGGGACATCAAGTCTTTCGGGGTACGGGTATTCCCGGCAGCGGGTACACAATTACTTTGCCAATGCGGAGGAAATAATACTGGTAACGGCTGCGTGCTTACGTAGTTCCGGCACAAGGAACCAAAGTTATCAGGACATCATTGCGCTGAGCGAAAACCTTCAGCGCAATGAACCTGGGAGACGACTTAGATTCCTGCTCAGCTACCCAAAAGCATGTACAGATTATGTTCAAATCAGACGGGATGCGGTGACACACTGTCTCAACTAACGCTTATCCTAAACTTGTAATTTATTACAGTATTGATCATGTGAATGATCACACGTAGGATCATCTGCACGAAAACGACGCGCTTGCGCCCTTAAACAACGAAAAAAGCCACCCGGAAGGTGGCCTTAATCGGAGACAGAACATGTAAACATGAACAGCTTCACGGTGTGTTTTGTTCACAGCAAAAACACCGAAATTGTTGCGACTATTTTCCGAAGGAGGATTTAGTCATTGATGCCAGATTCCATAGGAATGATGGACCAATTTCCTATTACCAAAAAGGATAGGACGTGCATATTATCGCCAAAAATAATCCGTTTATCAAGAAGAACGGACACATAACCAGCAACGGATTTGAAGAAATATTTCGCCAGCTGCCGCCCTCGATTCTTGCCCGGTCTGCTCGCTCGCTGATGCTTAGCCTGGCCGATACCTTTGCCTGGAATTCTGACCACAAAATCTGGTTCTCACTCGATACGATTGCTCAGAAGGGGGCTTGTAGCCGCTCAACGGCGCGCCGAAATCTCGACCTGGCGATTCGTAGCGGCGTGCTAACCCGTACCGAAGTGCGTAAAGAGAACAACGCACAGAGCACAAACGAGTACCAGTTAACGCCAGAATTTATTGGGATGGCCAGAGCTATCTGTCTGGAGTTAGCCAAAGGAATTAAGTCTGCAGCTCTCACAGCAAAACTTGCGCCTGAGTTCGAGAAGTTCATGCTGTCGCTGCGCTCAGGCATTAAATCGGGTGTCCGAATCGTGGACGTCATTATGAAGAAAAAAGCCATACGAAACGGCAATTTACCTGATAAAGGGGGGTGTCAAAATGCCACGGAGGGGGGGTGTCAAATTGATACCCAATACCTTGAAGTTCTCTTTGATGCCCAGAAGATTAAAAGATCCGTTGCCAGCGCTCCCGCTGCCATCCGGTCAGGGTTAAAACTTTTCAAAGAGGCCAAAGCCGAGCGCGCATCAACGAAAGCGAAAGACCGCGCCGAAGTGCTGGGCGAGCGTCAAAAGAAAAAGGCTGGTCTACTGAAATACTTCAGGGGGAAGCCGGTCGTTACACCAGCGTTCAACTCCAGACGGCTAACGTCAGAGGGTGAGCTTGCGGATCAGCGGTTTGATGAAGCGCGCAATGCGCACCTGGCGGCCCTGGCAAAGGGGCACGGTGACGCCGGCAAAGCTGCTATCCTAAAACACTTCGGTCGCAAGTGTGCGGCCGCAGTAAATTCGTGAGGTAGGTATGTTCGACGCGTTTTCTCCATTTGAGTTAATGGGTATTGGTTTCGCTCTCGGTGTAGCATTCACATTTGCTTCATTCAGGCTGGCAGGCTCGCTAAACCGGGCTGCCGGCCGCAATGAAGAAAAAGATAGCTTCTCCAGAAAGAACCGTTAGCTGAAAGTTCGACACGGTATCGTGTGTTGATATACGCGTTTCCAAACAGAAGAATAAAAACATAAAATTTTTAATAACCGGCTATTGCTAACCCGTCCAAATGGTCGTAGTGTCCCGTCGACTCCTGTTGTGAATCTGAGGGACCAAATGCAAAAAAAACCAGCTCCAGCGCTAGTTAAGGCCGTTCGCCTACATGCCGGATTTACTGCCGAAAGCTGCTCAAAAGTTATGGGTTATACCCTGCGCGCATGGCAGCGAAAAGAAGACTCAGGGAAGGAAGGACGATCTCTTTCAGTAGGGGAATTTAAGTACCTCCAGCTGCTCGCCGGTGTACATCCTGAATACATCCTTACTCCACGCGATCCTGAAGAAGCAAGGCGCTACAAAGAGGCGGAGGCCGCAAGTGATGCTGATGCTTCGTCTACTGATCAAGTTTGAAGATTTCCATCCATCCACTGTAATGAGTAGCAACCACTATAAAGAGTAAAATCCACTGTAGTGAGCAATAACCACTATAGTGAGCAAGTAACTACCTGACAATTGTTAGTGAACACTAACGTTAGTAATTATGCGCCATGCGAGGTTAGTAACCACCAGGGCGGGATGAAGTAACCACTGTAATGAGCATCGTGTTTGTCAAAACACAAACACAACCACTGTGCAGAGTAGATCCACTCATTACAGTGGTTGCTGGGCTCTTTTAGGTAGGATGTTTACTGACTACAGTGGTTGTAACTCTTCGCAGTGGATAGGCGCTCATTACAGTGGTTAGCTCTTTATAGCGGTTACTTTTTGCTGCCGCGCATGCTCTCCAGCAGCGCTAATTCTTGTTTCGTCAGCTCTGCAACGACCTTTTCTTCATGCTCTTCTGGCGGCAAATCATCTTCAGGTAGATCTGGTAAGCCGGCGGGGATGTGGGCAGGACGAAGCTTCGGCCTTCTATAGTGGATATGGAAGTAAACGGCTCTGCCGCGCTGATATTCCGTATAGTCCAGATAACCAATTTCTTTAAGCTGTCCCATGGCCTTACGAACAGTTGCGTTCTGCGTAATTGCTCTGGACGTCAAATTTAAGCGCGCTCTGAGCCGCGACATCGAGATAGGCTTGATATCCTGGGGCAAACTCTCGATGTACGTGTAAAGCGCCTGTGCGCTCTCCTTGCGGGCTAATTCATTGATTGCTCTGAGCTGAAGAAGCACCTTCCTGTCGAACTGGTAAAGTTCGAAAAGCTTAGGATCGGCCTGGAGGATCACAACGTCCTTTTTCATGTCAAAGTAAGCAGACTGCACCAGGTGCGTATGATAAGCCTTGTCCTTACTGGTGAAAGAAAGGGTATTGGTGGCTATCCGCTGTAGTGAGGAGTCAATACGCTTACGCAGAGCGGCTGAGGAGCGGCTTGAAGGGATGCCGCAGAGCTTAGTGAACTCTACAAACGGCAGCGTTACCTTGTCACCTATCACTTTGAATTTAGTGAAAGCATGGATGATGCCTACCCAGGTCTTAAAGTCATTATCCATGTCCAGACGTGCGCCGGTTATCTGGATATTCTCAAATCCCTCTGAAGTTACGAGACTGAGTTGCTTCAATTCTGTCGTGGCGTCCATTGTCGCCATCTGCCCCTTTCTGCCGCGCGCTGTGGATTTCAACGTTGGGACAAAGAGCCCGAGACGCATCAGAGCCACCGGCTGCACTGTGTTATTGCTGTTAGGAACCAGGTTAACAACTTCACCGGTCCCTTTGTTAACCTCAGTGAAAGCCGCTGTTATCTCTTTGATAGTTTCGTCTTTTTCAGTCATTGAAGGGTTCCGGTCTTTTCCACAGCCAAAGGCATCATTTACTAACTGTAGTGGATAGTATCACTCACTGTAGCGGTTATTATACCCCTCATAGTGGTTGATTTACTGTTTATAGTGGATGATTTACTTATTACAGTGGATAACGATCCCCCATGAGGCCTTGATACAAGCGGGCTACAGCGATCCGGTGATCTCTTTTGGCCTTTATTGGGCATATGTGATCTTATTATTGGATCTACTCGGTGGATAAGTTTAAAAATTAAAGGGTTATTGAGCCTTACTCTACAGATCGTTGTTATCCACACTGCAATCAACAAAAACTCACTATAGTGGTTAACCTCTGCTGCATATAGTGGTTGCAATGCCCCTTATAGTGGATAGAAAGCTCTCTATAGTGGATGCTGTACTCATTACAGTGGATAGGAGCAGACGCTAAGGCCTTGGGGCACTAGGGCTGAAACGAACCGGTGATCTCTCTTTGATCTTTGTGGTGATCATCTATTGATCTAATTATTAGATCTACACGGTGGATATGTTGATAACCAATTGAGAAAATGACGTTTTGTCCGGGATGTTGCTCATGTATGACCGTGTTTTAAATAATTGCATGTTCGATCAATACAACAATCACTGTAACGCACAGCAAAACTACCCATGCGAAGCCTTTATCAAGGATGGGACCATGACAGTGAGCTATAAACATTGGAAAAACGGCAAACAGTATGTCTACAGAGGCATCAAGACAGAAGCAGGATACTGGGACCTGAAAACGAAGTCAGATCCCGACGCGTGGGCTACGCTACACGAAGACCTGCCAGGCTCATTCACAGGCCGCTGGCATGACGGGAATGAATTCGGGGCCTGGGTGCTGAAATACGAATAAAAAAAGCCGCCCCGTAGGGCGGCTCTCTCGCTACTTGCCTGAGACGTTGATCGTCACATTCAGCGAATTGTGAGTGAATTTCCACCCTTCGCCAGATGTAGAGAACAAGGCCCCAGAAACAACGAGCAATACACATAGGTATTGTTTCATTGGAACGGTTCTTATTAGAAAACCGCTGTTTTACTGCTACCACCGGCGATAGAAATAAAACTACAAGCACTCGTACGTGCCTGCGTGTACGGCATTAGAAAATCCTTTTCAGAAACCGGTGCCTGTGTGCGAGACAGCGAAAAGGTCCTCAGTTGTCATGATACCCGATAAATAATACGTTGTATGGTAAGGTATTTAGAAGATAGGCGGGTGTCTAAGTTGTGTCATAATTTGCTAGCAAAAAACAAGAAAAGACTGTATGAATAACCAGTTTGTAAAAAGTGATGCCAGCAAAAAAACCACAAGCTGTGGTGAAACCTTTTGACAGAACTCTCTTGACGGGTAAAATTAAACTTACTCGTACGTGCTTGCGTAAGTTATATCCGTATAACTGACGAAAAGCTGGAAAGACCGCGAATCTGACCAGCACAAAGAAACCGCCTATTCCGGCGGTTTTTTTGTTTACGACATAGTTAGAAAAGGTCCACTGTTAGAGATTCCAGGCCCAAAGCATGCTCGAGCTCTCTATCAGCAGCAGCAATGACATCAGCAAACGTCATTTCATCGCCACCGAACATATCGCCCACGGCAGAGCCGCTTTTCAAAAGCTGGTTGTTTATCTCTTTTGCCAGGATTTTGAACGCTTCTCCCATTCGTTTTGCCGACCGGTTATTACGGATGATGAACATGGCTAAGACTGCCGTCTCAGGCGCTACATCCCCGAATAACCCTTTTTGACGAACGATCTCATCAATGGACTGGCCGCTATACTTTGCACTGCGCACCAGTTCCGTTGCTTCGACTAAAGCGTTCATAGCTTTCTTATCCAGCGTCTCGACTGAATCGGCCAGCGAACTCACGACCTGTTTGTGAACTTCACCGGACAAATACTGCATTTCTACGAAATCAGGCGCAGCCATATTCATCGCAGTGAGGACGTTCCTGATTTCAGGGTCCGGCTCTTCAGCCACTAAACGCACCAAACGTTCATTGCGATATGCCTTGGCGAAAATGGCATTTTGCATGCGGTCCACCAGCTGCTTCGTTGGCCTCCCGTCTGGCGTGACAAGCCCAGCGGTCGCTGTATCGCCCAATGCCTTCATGAAACCCTGCACAAAGGCCTGGTTAGACCTGGCTAACAGGTTTCCGCCTTCGCTTGGCTGAAAGGCCGCCATTAGCTCTGTATCGATGGATTCAGCGTCGAGCCAGGCTTTTTCACTCGCGGCCATTTCCTGCAAATCAGACATATTGGAGTCTTTAGCAAACTGAGCGCGATCCACTGCATCCAGCCGCACCCGGACGAGTACAGGGGCATTCATTGCTGAAATATCCGTGTCGTTCAGGCCATAAGCTGAGGCGTTCGCAATGAGAAACTGCCTGTAAGACGATGCGCTTCCTTCAGCATAGGCTTTCAGAATGCCCATCGACCTTCCGTTACCGGATTCAACTACCTGATCAGGTCCAATAATGGGGGCACCGTGGCTAGATAAACCAGAGTCTGTTAGCTGCGCGGGTCTGAGCTCGTTAGCTATTTTTCGTACCTGCAGAAGGCTTGTCATTCGGGTTCGGTCCCGAGGTTGCAGCTCTTGAGGGAAATTAGGGTTTATTCTTCCGTCCAGGGTATTGGAAATTATGAGAGAGGTAGCTTCCACTACCTTAAAGGCGGTTTTTACTTCATCCCCCCGCGCCGTCACGACAAACGTTGTTCTACCCAATTTTTGAGTCAAAGTGAGGAGGGCGCTTATCACGCCCTTGACGTCGGTTGCTGCACTGATAGCGGTATTCATTTTGCTCCTATGCAGCTATAGCTTCCGGGTTTTCTTCTATCCAGGAGACTGCGCCAGCCTTTATTTCATCGAGAGAGATAAACTGATCCAGCCACTGGCCAACTTCTTCGACGGTCTTACAGAATGCTACTGCTGGCTGCTTTCTGAAGGCGTTCGCTTTAAAGTCGAGGACCAGTTGAGGGACCGTCACATCACGCTGTGAGGCTCCGAGCTGGTTAATGATCTCGACATATTGCGATTGAAGTTCCAGACGCTCCATTAGGTCGGTGGTTTCGCTGATTTTAGTTATCAGCTCAACCCCGCTTTGCTGCAGGTCAAGTTTTTCTATCAGGCTAAGACTCATGCGGCCTCCTGGCGTTTCATGGTGCCTTGCATGAGCTCGGTAATATGAGCTGAGGCCTGGCTCATGAGATCGTCATAGGTGCTCGCCTCTCCGGCTTCCTGGATGGTGACAAGCGCGGAACGCATTTTGCCTATAATTTCTTTAAGCTCGGCGCTGCTGGCCTCTTTAACCTTGATTATGTCATTGAGGATTGCGGCGGCGGCAACCACGGCTGCGTTCTTCTGCTGGGCCTGCTCGTCCACCTCCGGCTCCGTTGGCTCCACTTCTTTCCCTACAGGCTTATTAGCGTGCTCGTTTCCCCTGATAACCTGGTTCCAGATGTCGGAAACATCGCTTGCAGAACTGTACCCGGCCTCGGCCATTGCCTTTTGGAATTCTTTCGGGGCATATTTCCCATTTGCATCAACAAACGGATTGAGATCAACCATGGCGCCGGCTGGCTTGATGTAGGTAGTGAAGAATGCCCCTGCATCTTGAGCTGTGTCGGTTTCATATGCTTGTTTCATCAACTCACGTAGCAATTCAAGTTTTGCCGCACGGCTGGACGGTGTTTCTACGTTCGCAAAATCCACCAGCTCAAAATTGCTGATTTCGTCTTTGCTCAGTGGGGCCGGATAAACAATAACCCCGTGCCGGAATAAGTCGGAGTCAGTTATGCCGTTCAGAGAAGGCACTTGCTTAGACACTTCTTGCGGTTGAATTACAGCTGTCCAGCCGTCGGGCACAGCGCCGGGGCTTACCGGGCGAGCTTTCAGACCATAGTAATAACTCTTTAACGACTCACTTGGCATGTTGTTAGCCATCTTCTCAGAAGCGGGTTCTGGAATAGCTGAAGAAATATCTTTTTCGGCTGGGTCGGACTGTTGAGGAGTGTTCGGTGAGTTTTCAGGGCCATCTAATACGATATTGCTACGGAGTGCCTTCTTGCGGGCTTCGATTTGAGCGCGGAGATCGTCGTTCGTTGCCGCCTGCTTGTCTGCCAGCTCGCGATAATTTGTTGCGTCAGAATTCAGGAGCGCAGCTTTGTTCTGTAGCTCATCACCCTCCTCGATTAGTTCACGCTGCTGCGTGGTTAGTTTTTCTGCCTCATCGGAAAGATCGTTGATCTCAACCAGCAACTTTGCATTTTTATCTTTCGACGCCTTAAAACGCTCTGAGTTGCGTTCTACGAGGTTTGCAAGTGCGAGGCATACTTGTTTTAACGAAATGTCTTTTCCGCGGGCAGGGGCTACGACGTGCGTTATATCGCGCTTATTCAGCATGAATCTGAATGCCACCAAAACGTCATTCGCCTTTATCTTCTCAGGATCGTTAGACGGGCTGTGGAAGATTACGGTTATGCTCTGCCCGTCGCTAAGAGGTATGCGAGCAGGGATAATGGCAAAGCCTGATGTCTTGCGAACTCTGCCAACCTCTGCTCCACCGATCACGGTCGCGTCTTCAGCGGCTTCACCCTTGTCAGAAACCCCGGCGGTAATACCTGACGCGCTTAATTGGGCATTGAGTGCCCGGTTAAAAGCTTTCATCGTATTAACAAGCCTGACGCGGGAGGTGGTAATAGCTTCCAGCATCATCGATTCGCTTTCACAAAGCTGGGTATCGACAAAGTATGTGGCCACGATTTCTTCAAGCGTCACCGACTCGAGCATCATGTGACGTCCGCGGTCATCGTAAAGCTCAGCAATTGTTTCGTCTGAAATATGGGTGGTGAAGCGATCGACAACATCAACAACGGGAATGCGCTGCTGAATACTAAATTTCATGTCCATGGCTATTGTTGCTCCCCGGATAAGTTTGCCAGCTCTTGAGTAAGCGTTACTGTTACAGCTCGCTCACTCTCCAGGCGTTTCTTCTCCTTATCGATGTCATTTTTAGCCGTGGCTATCGCTTCATTTTGCGTCGATAAAATTTTGCGAAGCTCATCGATATGAGTTTGCAGCTGCTCGACAACGGCACGGCCCTCGCGCGCGCGCTCCCGTGATGTTTTGCTTGCCGGTCGTGCAGCTACCCGATTCACAACCTGCTTAGTTTTACGGGCCAGGCTTTTAGCGAAACGAGGCGCTTCAGCTTTTATTGCCGTTGCGAGTGATTTAGCGTAGGCATTGAGTTTTTCAGATTGTTGAATGGGGATGATTTTGCCATTCAATTTGGTTTGGATGATGTCGCCGGCATCCCCGACCAGTATCGCTATCTCCTGCTGATCTTCGCATCTGAGTACAGCAATTTTGGTTTGAAGGCCGTCTTTACGCCGTGCTCGGTTGTCGGCTTCAATTCCAGCAATATTCACCTTGTTGCGCTTCAGAGCTGTAACCAGCTCCTTTAGACCTTTCTCAGTAATCTGATCAAAGGTCAGGAGAGCATAACTTTTGCCATTTTTTGAAAAGCGTTCATCAGCCATGAGTCAGGTCCTCCGGGTTAATTCTTACAGCGAGGGATTTGGTGTAAGTGAGAGGGAAAATTTTGTAGAGCGGATTCCACATCGAGTATCCATAGATGACCTTGATGTAGAGCTCCCATTGGCCAGCGGTTGCAATCTGATGTTTGTTTATCTCCAGGTATTCATTGTTCGCGCCGACAGCTGAGAAATCGAGCGTTCGGCTCTTGCCCTTAATGACGGTTTTTGGCTGGTTTTTATCTCGTAAAGAGTAATCAACCTGCGCGCCATGCAAGCGGTAGCCAATCGTATGAAACGACAGCTCAAAGCGAATTGCTTTTTCGCTACTGCTGGCACGTTTAACAGAGATAGTCTTAATCTTTTTTCGGCGCAGAATTGCACGGTCGAAAAAGACCAGGGCTAAAAATATAAGAAAATACATGGTCATGATTTTGCACCTCTGATGTATGCGATAAACGCATCTCTAGCATTGCTAATGAATTTTTTCCCGGCGTGAATGACTTCGATTCCGTTATTGCTACAGCACAAAACAGCGAGAAACATCGCTGGGTCTTCCCAACCCTTGTATTGCCCGAGGTAGAACCCACTGAGGCCGCCGATCTGAGCTAGAACAAGCTCTGTAGTGAGATCAAGCCACCCACCTTTTAACCGGCCCGTTCGTCGACCATAGAGGTAGACGCCCAGGCCACATAAAAAGGACAGGCAGATGGTTGTCAGTAGTTGTGAAGAAATTGAAAGCACCCCTATTTACCTCCGCGCTTTAGCCGCAGCGAATGTAGCAACAGGGTGCATTGTGGAAACAGGAGTAGAGGGGTTGTTTCTGAGATAAAACTAGATTTTATTATGAATTAGTTTAAGGCATGTCTTTTGCAGCAGGAGATCGTGATACAGGGTGCAGTTTATAGATGGTTGATACTGCTACACCATAAATAAGGGCTACTTCACGGCGCGAATGGCCATTTGCCAGGAGACGTCCGGCCTGAGCTACTTTGTCATCGGTCATTATTTTTCTTCTTCCGCCGATTCGGCCTTCTTTACGAGCCGCTTCCAGCCCAGCTTTTGTCCTCTCGATGATCAATTCTCTTTCCATTTCGGCCAGCGCCGACATGACATGAAAGAAAAACCGGCCGCTTGTTGTCCCTGTATCAATATTATCGGTAAGGCTACGAAAATGGATGCCGGAATTTTGTAAGCCAGAGACAAGAGTTATCAAATGTTGAACACTACGGCCTAGTCGATCTAGCTTCCATACGACTAAAGAATCACCTTCCTTTATAAGCTTCAGGGCCTTTTTTAAACCGGGTCTTACAGCGACCTTACCGCTCATTTTATCTTCAAATATTAGTTCACATCCTGACCGCTCAAGTGCTTCACGTTGTAAAGCAGTGTTTTGGTCATTTGTTGACACCCTAACATAGCCAATTTGCATAATATTCAACCACTAATTGTTCAGGTAATTCTTCGTGCGGGTATGGTCGTAGATTCAGCCTGCAAAGGCAAAACGTTGGTTTAGGGGAATCAACTTTTGGTTTTCAAAACTGCGCCACTTTTATTGATGCCGGGGTCTATGAATGGTCTGTACCTGATGCTGTCAAAAATGGTCGGCGATGTCGGGTTATTGTGAAAGGCGG